TTATATTGCCGTCAATCTGACTTTGCAGGTTGGATATGTCCCCGGTTACGGTTGTGACGAAATTTCCCAACTGCGTGTCGGCGTAGGCTTTCGCTGCATTTTCGGCTGCCGTCTTTGCGTTGTTGGCCTTTGTTGTTGCATCGGAGGCCGCTGCCGCTATCGCCTCACTTTTTGCGGTAGAGGCCAAAGGGCCAGCCACGTCCTGGATCTTCCCAATTACTACCTGTTTAGCCACTAGGTTATCCACGTCAATGCGGTCCGCACTTACCGTTCCGGTCTCAATGTTTCCCCCATCTATCTTGGTGGCCCCTGAGGCCCCAAAGGATAGCGTTTTTGTGCCGTCTGAGACCGATTGATCCCCGGTGAATGTTACCAGGCCAGAAAACCCTATTGCTTGCTTTACGGTGCCAAAAATGGGTGTTCCCGTACCGGATCCTGATGCGGACTCCTCAACGGTATATGTGCAATACCAATATTTATTGGCATTTCCAGATGCGTAAACAGGAGAATCAATAGCCCAATTGGAGGTCAGTCCGGAGAAAACCCTTGTGGCAAAGTTGAAAGATGTTGCGCTTGGCTTGGCCGGTGCTGATGCCTTGGATAATTGGTAATGGACCATCCCGGTCAACATCCGCTTCCCGGTGGGGCCGGTAGGTCCATCATTGATTACGACAATGGTTATCTGTGCTCTGGCTAATATGGACATACTTATAAAGCGGTCATTTCAACAATAAAGGTTGCTTTTACATCTATTTCCGAGGCAGGGACAACAAGTATGCGCCCTGTCTTAACTCCGCTTGTTCCCCAGGTATTGTCCGCCACTCCGTCTTTATCAAACTTTCTCCAGGAAAAGGCATATGATGCGTCAACAGTTGAGCCGTCAATAAGCTGGCCTTTCTGCCATACATTGACCGTTAACGTAGTGCTGCCTGTGCCGTTGACAATCTTATCCCCGGTTGTGGAAGATATTTCCAACTGGAAAGGATCTGTCAGGTCCACGAAGGATATCACGTCTGCCACAAAGGTATTATAGGTGCCTGCGGCCGGATCGGTATCGGTACACTCACATTTGAATGTGGCTATATTAAGCACTGCGTCTGCCGGGATGGTAATTTCATTTGTCGTATAGCCGGTGCAGCCAAAATTGTTTCCAGCCGTTAGCTGAGTCCAGCCATCACCTACAAGCTTGTACCACTTATAAGAAACGTCAACGGCATCAATTTGGGATCCTCTCCACATATCGCAATGCGCTTTTAGGCTTGCCACTCCCTGTTTGTATATTGTTCCCTGGGGAGCATAAGCAATGGCACAAATGAGCTGGCCGCTGTTCTCGGTCTTGGTAATGGTCATGGTGGCCTTTACTATGGTTTCCACAAGGGTAACCTGATCCACGTATATTACCTCGCATTCAATCTTCAAATATGCAGTATCGGTCAGATTCTCAATAATGGTTAATGCGTAAGGGGCTGTTTGTGCTGCGGATGCGCCAAACTCGGCCAGGTTGGCACTATCGTTGATCTTCCACGTAGGGGCCTGTTTGATCCTGGATATTTGGCTGGTTGCCGCTCCTGAAATAAACAGTTGCGGAGTGATCACCAGGTGTGGGGACACTGTGTAATCAGGGGCATAAGTGGTGTTTTCTTTATTAAATATCTGTGTTGCCGGTCTATTGGAAGACAGGAACAGATTTAACGTCTTGGCATCATTGAGATCCACAATCGTTATTTGGCCTCTTGCTATTGCTGACATGGTTGTATTTGTTTTTGGTTAGTTATCATATATGGTCTGGTCTATCAGTACTTCAACGGAAAACATGGCGCTTCTGGTAACATCATCCGGGGTTATGGTAACCTCATTGCCGAATGACTTATGCTGTGCGGTCCAAATGGGATCCGTGTCCGGATTGCTAGACTTCCTGATCCATGAGAACATATTGGGGGCAATCTTATGTGTTACCTCTTCGGATCCTTTGTACACAATGGCCGTAAGTTTTACCCGGCCTTGTCCGTTTACAAAGGTGGTTTCCGCATCGGCCCAAATGGACACATGGATAGCGCTTTCGTTGATTGACCACTTTACTCCAGCCTCTCCATCTTCACTGCTAACAAGGATATACCCACTCGGCCCGGGGTTTATAACCTTTGGCACCCCCTGAGCGTCTGCTGAAATTATTGATCCCTTCCGTATCGGGACCCTTCGTTCAATAAACTCCACATCGCCACTCTCGGTTGCAACATCCTGTATGATAAGCAGATCATTCTTTGCCATCCTCTCTAAACACTAAATTTGGCGTTAACCGTATCTGTTCTTTCCCGGAAAGGAACTGGTCAATAATACCGGGCAGATCCTCAACGGCCAAAAATACAGACATGGCAAGGTTCTCTTTGTCTAAAATTTCCCTTACCTGTTTTGTTACACGAACAACGATTGAGGATTCCTCCTTCAGGGCTTCAGTCCTGAGTCGTTCAATTTCCCTTACCCTGTTTGCGGCTATGTTTCTCTGGTCTTCCAGGTACTTGCTTTTTCTCATGACGTAAAGAGTATGAACTTTTTCCAAATAGCCTGACCGGCTTCGCCACCACGTACACATACGTATATGTAATCATCTGTCAGCGACATATCCCAAAGGCTCCCAGCATCCCGGGAAGATCTCTTTTCCCCTGACAATAGGTTGTTCATTCCCAATGGACCTACCAGGCTTGCCAACCATTCTTCCTGCGTTCCCTCAAAGCCGTTGCCCAGGGCTATTTCGTAAGCAGATTTCCCTGTAATGTAACGGCCCATTATTACTTCTACGGTAGTTGTTTCCGTCGCCGGTATGGCATCCACTTCCAGATCCGAATTCCGGATTGTCAACACCACCTTTGCCACAGTCCCCAGCATATCCCCCATGGAGGCTTCCAGGTCCGGATTCGCTATGTTTATTACTACACTATCCATGTTATAAGATTATTTGCTCTATAAAGTGGTCCGCAACAACACCTAGATTCACATCGTTTTGACTATATACATTCCCGTCATTGTCTGTAAACTCAAGAGAAAGTGTTATTGTCGCATTGTTTTCATCATAGACAATATCTCCGGAGCCATATATGTATCCGAGCTGCGCCGTTCCACCGGCCGGCACCTGTACTGATGTAAAGCGGCTTATGGTTGGCCCCGGGCTGCCTGCCCGGATCTTCACTGTTCCTACGGCCGTAAATGCCTGGTCTGTATCGTTGCCCAGGTTTATCGTCAAGCCCTCAAGCGTTACGTTTGGTGGGTTCTGTGTTCTGTTCCCGGTCAGGCTTCCCATACTTACCGTAACATTGGGTGCGGCTGCCTGGGTAATAGTCATGGAGTGCGAAAATTCATGCCCCGGGTATGATGCGATAACGGTTGTTGTCCTGGGAACGTGCAATAGGTTTTTGTTAATTACTAGCAGTCCGTTGCTCATATAGGCCCATCCATCTACTACGGATATTGCCGCATCAACCTGTGTGTCCTGAGTGAACCCGGAGCTATATACATTGTCAGCCGGACAATAGGCAGCGATCTCCAATAGGGTAGCGCCGGCCGGTATATTCACCCCTTGTGTCTGTCCGTTTATTGTCAGTACGGCTCCTTCCGTTCTTAGCGTTGCCCCTTCCAGCTTATTCTCTTCACGAACCACCCTTATGTAGCTATCGTATTTATCCAGAATATCGTATGGATCAAACTTTGAAGCCATATAATCCCAACATGGAATAATAATCATTTCCCCTTGCGGAACCTCATTGTCCTGGTGATCGGGGAAGTTGATGCGCATATACGCCCTATGCTCCGGCGGTGTGTTTGCCTGGTATTCTATCTGCTCTTGAGCGTATGATATAAACGGAACCACCACTTCATATTCGCTAAAATCGGTTTGTTTTATGCTCCATATTGTCCGATAGGGCACCTCATATACGGCATAAGGTAACACATAATCATAAGAAGCGTTGATCTCTTTGTCTGTTTCTCCAGACGTGTATTGATATAAGGCTACATCATTAAAGTGAACATCAAAGCCCAATGCGCTGCCTCCCGGTCTTGCATGGAATATATAAACAAGTTTACCATCTATATCGGTCTGCGTAATAGGATTGTTCAACCCATGCTCCATCACGTCCCTGGCCTCAATGCTGAAATCTTCAAAGATTGATGAATCCACTAGCGTCTTTTCGTTCTCCTGTTGGTAAACAGTAAATGATGTGGGCAGGCCGGAAAGTTTTATTGTGCCGGATCTCAGCGGTCCAATCACCTTGCCCCTGGGTTGGAACATGAACCCAAACAAACCATCATCTGCCTGGTTGATCTTCTGGTACAATGAGAAATCGTCTCCCTCACAAATTATATCTTCTGGGGAGGAAACAGGAGTGTATTGCACATTCAGATTCTCAATTACCGGTTCTGCGTTTGACGTAAAAGTGTGTACCAGTTGTGTGTAAACGGCCCTGGTTACGGTAACAATAATAGGGTGAAACTCTCGCTGTCCATCGATCTCTGCAAAACCGCTCGCATAAAAGGGGAATACCTGGGAACCATACGAATCCTCTCCGTATGTAAGGTACATGGCTGCATCATAGGTTGTGCTCTCTGTCGTTGTCTTGACATTGGCTTCCTGATAAATGTAATTCCCATCCATCTCAAACCCTTTGCACATGACTATAATTTCCGCACTATACTCCGGGCCCTCTTCCGTTCCCCGGTTATAGCATCTCAAAATACCGGCAAGCTCATTGAAGTTAATATGATCCGTCGTTTCCATGCGGTACGTGATGTACTTTTCCGGAACGACCTGGTCCAGGCAGGTCTTCTGGGCTCCTGATGTATAAATTTCCCGGTAGTCTGCTTTTACCACTGCGCTGATCGTGGCTACTTCACCTGATGCAGGAAGCGCATCTTCATGTGTTGTGCCACCGTTGGTTGAATGAAACTCGGCAACATAAGGCGTTGTGCCTTGGTTTATGGCAATATCTTCTACAATATTTGGCATCTGATATACAGATACCGACCTGGCTGTCGCCCCTTCATATTCTGCCCGGATATTGGTATATCTTATACTATCTGAAGGATCCGTCCCCCGGCTATGTATTGTTACAGTCCTTCCGTTGACCGTTGCCCAGGCTACATATACAACAACATTTGGTACATTATTGACCTCTTCTGATGTAACAATAGTGCCTCCAGACGTTAGCGTCTCGGTGATTTCCTGGTACAATGACGTTTCAACGGTAAATACGCTTTCTGACGCAGGTAGGGGAGATCTGACTCCTTCCGGGAGGCTTATACGGCATTCCGACTTGGTAACTCCAATAGATACCTGTTCATTGGCCTGTTGCCTGAGAACGACCTCGGATTGTTGGCCCTTATAGGTCCAGGTAAGCTTGTAGGTTCCTTCAGCGCCTTTATCGTTGCCCCTGTTGTCGGCCGTAATTCTTATCTTCCCGGACACCAGCTCGGCACTCATGACGCATCCGTTTGGCACAAGTGGCACAAATGTAAAGCCTTCCGGGGCCACCTGCTCTGCACTTTCTTCTATCCCAAGGTACATCTTCGCCACCTGGCACGTAACCTCAAGATAATTACTTCCGTTGGCCAGGATCATATCCCCGGATACAGACTGCCCAAGCACGTACTGATAGGCTGCCTTCTGATGCACGTCAATAGTACAGGTAACAGGACCGTTCTCGTCCTGTGCCGTAATGGTGATGGTCTTGGATCTTTCTTTTGTTGGATCGGTGTGCGGATCGCTGCTTACCGACAATATCTGATCCCCGGAAGGGGCGTCATATTCAATATATATGTTGCCCCCCGATGAATCATTCCATGGTATCGTCTGTATTGGCATGCGGTGTTATGATACGGTCCAATTCGTGTTTGATATAATGTTTATTGCCTGTGCCGTTCCGTCTGCAGGAATGGTTATAGCTGTGGGTGATACGCTCAGCGTTGCCGTTACTCCGGTTTGCTGAATGGTGACGGCCGCACTGGTTCCGTTCTCGGTAACAGCCGTTAATATGCTCTCCAGGGTATCGGACAACATATTTTCTGGTATGCCGGTAAAGACAATACTGAAGTTGTAGGCTGAAACGGCACCTGGATCTCCCGGGATATCCACATTCGGCGTTGCTGATGCTCCTGCCGCAATAAAGGATCCCGGCAATGTAAGTCCAATCTCATTTACTTGTCCCAGGGAAAATGCCAGGCGCCTTGAATTGGATCGCCCTGCTATGGAAATATTCCCCCCGAGCTTTCCTATTGTTACAGAAACCTGGTCAAAGGAGACAAATTCTGCGGCTGCGGTCTGTATTATGCTAACTGTCTTAGCGCTTGCTCCACCGGTTGGCGTTATAGTGGCAATACCGTTACGGTTCTGCCTTCCGCTATGTACGTCTGCCGATATCTGCACCGTTCCGTTTCCTGATCCGGAAGCCGGTGATGCGTGAAAATAACTTGGTAATGCCATATCTTATTTATTTAGTTTCCCAATTTACGTTGCTCAATACCTCTGCCTGATCCCTATTGTTATTGGAAGGCATGAGCCACATATTGCGTGGCGCCACATACAAATAATCCCCTGCAGGTCGCTGCCACACCAGGCGGCCATGACTAAACACTTTCATTACCAGCTTTCGGTGGTACCTGGAGTCTATGGCCTTTTTGCCCTTGCTTGCAAACATATCAGTCTTCGTATATGATCGCCCATTGTACGGCGGCTTGTTCATTCAGGCTTAACGCATCCCACTCGGACTGCGTAAAAAAGGCGGTGCTTCCCAATCGTGCCAAGGCGATATAGTATTCTTCCTCGGTCCCGGTAAAGCCGTTATCCCGGGCAATCTCAAAAGCTCCCCGGCCGTCTTGTCCCCGGGCATATATGCCGGTATCCTGTCCCTCGATCCACCAGTTGCCATTGGGGCCGACAACAGGGGTGTGGCCATCCTCGCCCTTAACAAATCTTCCAAGCGCTAAATTTACTTTAAGAGCCATTGCACGTACAATTTACATCCAATAGAGGACCGGTTGACAAATCATCAGGGAGCCTGGTTGACGGATACAAGCGAAATGCTTTTTTTACATCGCCAATAACGGTTCCGGTATCATCCACAAGGGATATTTCAAGACCATACCAGCCGGGAATCATCTTAACCGTTACATCTCCGGTAAGTATATAAGCAAAATTGCCTTCCTGGTCTTTCTCAATACCACCATCCCGGGTTGCCCACATATATACCGGCCTGCCTAGTTCATGCGATATGATCACCACCCTAAATTCAAAGGTTGACAGGTCTGTTATCTTCTGGTCGCTTGCGTCCAGAAAGTGCCCGGTAAATGCTATGTTTTCTCCCTGCTTTATCATTGTTATTCTTCTTTTAACAGAATATCACATAAGGTTATCTTAAGCTCTTGTGATAACTTGTTGTCCGCACAAACAGCGGATATGACCGGGTAGGGGAATTTGTGTTTCACCTCCAGGTCCATTTCCTCGGCCAACATCATTTCTCGCTCCTTGATGTATGCGCCAATCCCTTCCCTGCTAGGATCAAAACGTCCTTTTTCGTTTAGAACGCCATTGCGTTCCTGCAGGTCTTTTTCTTCTTCTGCAATTTCCTTAAAGGCCTTGAGTAACGCCTTTGTGAATTTGTAAAACTTGTAGTCATTCTCGGCATCCAGCCTGGTGTATGCTTTTGTTAAAGCCTGGCCCAGGTCGGCCAGTTTCCTTTTCTCGATCAACATGGTTATTTATCTTTGGTTTCTATGCTCCACTTTATAAAGTATCTGTATATCATATACCCATTCAGGGCAAAGTAAAGAGTACCGCATATCCCAAAAATGGTTGCGTTTCCGATCCATCCGGACACAAGGGCCAGGATTGCCAGGATTGCCCATGCAAACAGGGCAAGTCCTTTAATTACTGTTTCTATTCCAAAATCTATCTTCATGGCTTATTATACGGCGCTAGGGGACTGTTGCAGCAACATGTTTAGGTTATCAAGGGCATAGGTCCTCTCATTGCCTGACCACTCCAAATGCACTTTTACCGGTGCGGCAGTGTTTATTACCACCGGGAAATCCGCATATTCCTTAAAGTTGAATTTATATGTTGCAGATCCGTTTGCCGGTATCGTCTCAGTCGTACTTGCATATACAATATCTTCCCCACCTCCTACGACCAAAGTAGCCTTTGCTCCTGTCATGGAAACGTTTTTTGTGTTACTTATAACCATTGATGCGGATCCATACTCTGTACCTGTCTCAAATTCAACATGCTGATTGTAAGTGCCAACAATACGACCATAAATAACAGGGTAGGATATTTGCACGTTGTCCACCGGTTCGTTTGATGCCTCATAGTTAAAACGTATTCTTAACGGCTCGCAACACAACGGAACAAACAACCCTGCGCCATCCACTTTCTCTTGCGTTGCAATCAGGTCCGGCTCGATTACCGTGGTAATGAAAGGAACCAGGAAGTGCGGCCCATCAGCGAAGCCGTTTGCCACACTCAGATATGCGCTTGGTATCTTCAGGTCATACGTGGGCGCATCGCCCACGTTGCTCATGGTTGGGATCCCTCCCTGGTTAGGATTACCTACTGCCATACACCATTTTATTCCGGTAGCTGACGGATTCGCAAATGGGAATGGGTCGTTGGGCCCTACGTTGGCGTAAGCCACATAAAACCCTATCCCATAGTTTACGGGGTTGGCGGTGGCGTCTATACCAAGAAATTTTGCCCAGCTCCAAATCCCTATCTGTCCCGTGCCGGGGTTAAGCAGGTGTTTGCCATATACATTAAGCAGCACATCATCATTTGTTGTTATTTCAACATACTTCTTGTCTCCGGGATACACAATGTCTAGTGGCGGCCTGGGTGCTGCATGGTAATAGCTCCTGAAATCATCTATCCTTAACGGCTCAGACGAGGCCATGCCCCTTGGACTTAAGTACCCCCACCTTTCCCCCTGGGCAACAGCGTAGAGCATTTGAGCTATGGTGGTGTATTGCGGAATCTCCCACCCGTAGTTTGCGGCCGCATAGTCCTCTGCCGTAAGCATACCGATCTTGTTTAGGCGGACCGGCTTTTCAAAAGACCATGGATTGATTCTTTTCATTTCGACAAACGCACTGCCGTTATAGCGTTTTTCCGCACAGAGACATCCCACATCCAGCGGCCCACCAAGGACTCCGGCTATAGTGTGTACATTGGCAATAGACGGATCCAGCATCTTTGCCGTGTCATTCGGATATACTAAAATGTTGCTCATACTATTATAAAATCAAATGCGTTTGCTACTTTGGTACCGTCGGCATCCTCAAAGACCACCTTGATTGAGTTTGTTGTTTTATCTTTAACATAAACCTTTACGGCCGTTGCTGGGTCCTTAATAATCGGTGTGCACACATAGTCCGTTCTTCCCAGGTTATGGGTGATCGTATAATCTTTGTTGGTACTGTTATATAAAACCGTGAATGTTCCGATTATTTCCGTCCTAATCCCGGCAGAAGTTACAGATCCAGCTCTTGTGGCCTGGGTGGCACCAAGTACTCCAACGCCTCCGGCAGAAAGGGATCCGGTGGCATGTAGGTTGCCGTTAACAACAAGATTCCCATTGGAGTCTTTGGTGATTGACACCGGGGCTTGATCAGTAATTCCATTCTGGAATGTAAACGTTTTTGCCTTCAATGTGTAAAGAAATGTGGCATACGTTCCTACTAGCGTACCAGTTATAGTATTATCACCCGTTTTGCTTAAATAAGTTTCATCATGGTCGTGGGTTAAAAGAGAATAATCCTCCAAGGCAGTGGTTACATCGGTCTTTAAGGCATAATCGGTTAAGTCCGCCGTATCGCCACTACCAAGTGCTGATATGGCATTGTCTACATAGTCTTCCGTGGCATATCCATTAAGTGCCGTGCTAATGGAACTGCCTACATAGGTCTTTAAGGCATAATCGGTAAGGTCCACCGATCCACCGGTATCAATCCCTGAAATGGCGATGGCAATAGCAGCATCCACCTGGTCCATTGTTGCGTATGTAGGTATGGATCCGGCTGCACCTGCCGCAATACTCCCGGTGGCATAAAAATCTCCTTCCACATATATTCTGCCATTGGCGTCAATCTTTAGCGCCGTTGAAACGGAGCTGCTATACTTAAGTGTGAGCTTCGTTGCAGTAAGTCCGGCCGATACATTACTGAAGTCTCCGCTGTTATGGAGCCGTAGGTTCTTAGCTGCTGGCAGCTGGAGTGCTCCATTGTATAGGGTTAGCGTAACACCGCCATTTGCTTCTTCGCCAAAAATGGCCTTGGAATAACTTGTATTGTGATTGTGTCCGGAAGCAGCTGCGCCTACCTCGGAATATGAATAAGAAGGCTTTGTTTCGGCCTTGGCCCAGGCATGCACATCCGAGGCCGGCAATGACGTTGGCGCATTCGAAATATCGGACCATGTGTGCGAATGCGTTGAAGCCGCATAGTCGTGAGTATGGCTGCTTAACGCAACCAGTTTGCCTGTATCGCTTTCCTGCACCTTAAGAAGTCCGTATCCGGCCTCCTGCGTCTCTCCCCAGGAAACAACGCTGGCTACCGGTGCGGAGCTTTCCCCACCCGGGCCACCAGCAGAAACGCTTCCAGTGGCGTAAAAGTTGCCGGATACATAGATATTCCCGGCATCGTCAATGGATATTGCCGTTTGAAGTTCTCCTTTTTTTAGGATTATTCCGTCAATAAACAGGTTATCTGTCTTTTCCCTGTATATGTCGTGAGAGTGTGATTTTGCGGCGTAAATCGATGAATAGTCATGTGTATGGCCACTCAGGGATATATTCTTTGTGCTTCCGGCTACCGTCAAAGGAACATATTGTCCTTCGCTTTCCGTTCCGTATGAGACTGTGGTGCCCTCTCCTGTGCCGGGATCTCCTGTGCCGGGATCTCCTGTTCCTCCTCCCTCGGCCGTTCCCAGGCCCCCGGCAGCAACGGAGCCAACACTCCAAAGGTCATACTTGGCCTTTATGGATAGCGGAGTAACACCGTCTTCGTCGTACTGGATCTCGAATACCTTGTCAAAATTCAATACGGCTGCTTCTTCCAGGGCCGTCAGCCTACTATTTATTTCCCAAATGGCATGCGCATTAAAGGTTTCGGTCAGCGTTTCTTCGCCATAGGGGTTCGTTTCCCCGGTAAGCTGGCTATATGAATAAACGTCCAGTCCGCTGCCAGATCCACTTCCCAGGTCCATCTCCTGTAGGGCTTCCAGCGTCACCAGGTTCCCCACAATGGTTGTTCCACCGCTAATAAGATTAACGGTGTGGTCTTCATTCTCCGAGTAGGATAGGGGATATGACGTGCCACCCGGCGAAGACCCTCCCCCGAAATCTATCTGGACAATCTTCCCGAATTGTACGTCCGTTCCTTTTATTTCAACATCTAACCTCATAGGCTTCCATCTTGCCCCAATACACTTGGGGCTATTGTGATATGTTCTTTGGCTACACCAATAACAACTTTACCGGTGCTTGTGTTTGTGAATTTTACTTCCAGTATAAAGGTCCCGGATAAAGGTCTGGTTACTTCTGGTCCACATGAATAGGAAAATACGCCATTGGAAACTACAATAGGGAGCGTGGATGCCGTGCCGGTGGTGCTCCAGATAATTTTCTGGTTATCCCTTTCCCGGAGCATGCAGCTTATCTTGTATGCGGAAAGATCGGTGATCTGTTCCCCATCATCCCCGATTAGCTTGCAGCTAAATTCAATCGTTTCCCCCTGATACGTCAACATGTTATCCTACATTTTCTGTTTGTGGCTCGGCTACTGGTGCCGGAGCAGGAGCCGGTGCCCCAACAAGGTTATCCTTCATGCACTTAATCGCCTCTGTAAGCTTCTTCAATTCTTCTGCAGCGTCCATGGCATTTTCCGGGATCTGTGCGGCCTTGCTCTTGGCATCTCGTAGGTTTTCACGTACCGACTTAAACTCGGTAAGGCAAGCCCCCAGGGAGCAAAACATTACGCCTACCGGAATTACTAGGCCGCTTTCCGTAAAGGCCATAGAGACTATTATAATGGCTATATCAATAACGATCCCGAAATAATACACCTTGGTATAATCTCCGAACTTGATGAACGTCTTTTTAAGGCCGCCACTGTTTATTACCTGGTTCTTGGCTTTAGCTTTGCTTATGCCGGTCTTAAGATCTACCATGGATGCTATAAGCATCAATACGGCAAAAAGAACGATAAACACGGCCTCTGTTATCAGGTTACGTGTGGCTACCTCTATTAAATGGTCGGTTTCATAACTAATCATGTCAAATGTGCTTTGGCAAGGTTAAAATAAGTTTCTGCGTTTTGGTCCTTAAAAGTCGCCAACACAAGTCCGGTGAGATAAGACAATATGGCATTCTCCAGATATCTGTTAATACTTACATATTGCTTGTTGTCCTCTGTTTCAATCTTGGGGATCGGAAAGTAAAGAAGCTTTCTAACATAGTCCTCTCCGCTTGCCGATACTCCCGGGGCTTCCCTCAAGGAGTAATACTGCAAATACGGTCCATTATCTCCGTACCTAAGAACAACTGCAGGTCGCTGATAGGTGCCGCAAACATAGGGATCGTTTTGCTTTGCCGCTTCCAGGCTATCCTCTGGGATAAACTCTGTAACGGTATAATTGGAATCGGTGGCTGCTAGGGCAAGTGGCCTTAGCAACCCCTTTTCCGTAAAGTGTATAAGAATGGTTTTGCCGTCAACCTCTACGTTGTCCTCCTGGCTTAATGAATCTGCGTCTTTTGCGGCTAATATATGTGGTGCCGTGCTGTGTATCACGTTTACGGCCTTCAGAATGTTGGCCTCTATGATATGATCCAGGTCCTGGCTGTCTGCATCTGTGAGAATCTCCATAAGTGAGCTATTCGGCTGCAATTCGTCTATTGCAGCCCGAACGAACCCAATTATATCAGACGTAAACAGCTTTATCATTCCTCAAAAACAACATTGGGAAATACAAGATTGTTTTCTGCTATTCTATTCTTAATGGCGGTCAGGCCATTGAGACCTTGGGGGCTAACGCCTATTACGGTTTTCAGGTAATACCTCACACCATTAAGGTCGGTAACATCTTCTATGATGTTTTGTTTTGTCTTAGCTTCCGGGATGCTGGCCGGCTTCTTGCTCTTAACCACAGGGGCATCCGTTTCCTTAATAGGATATACGGCAACCAACCGTATAGGGCCCTTGTTAAACCTTGGATCGTTTTCAATGATCGCCTGGATAACCGGATCTGCGGTTGAAAATGAAGCCGGTCTGTCTTCTCCAAAACTAGATCCGCCCTTAAACTCTACTTTGAGTGATGCGTTTCCTGTTTTGAAATATAGGATTGCATTGTTTATGCCCGGTAATCCGTATGTTCTTCTGCTTCTGCTCATGGTTGTTGGGTTAAATTAAAAGAAAGGGTGCCCCGTTTCAGGGGCCCCTTCTTGATTAATTAACTCAGGCAGTTATGATACCTGAGAATTCTTTCCAAACGGTATTCTCAAGGTCATAGACCAGGATCGAACCGGCAGGCCAGCTGCCAATAGCAGCGGTCAGATAGATTCTCATGCCGTCAGGCAGGGTTTCGCCAGCTTCAGCTACAGGGAGCTCATCTACAGAAGTGGCCCAGGAGGCGTCAACAACTTTTTCAGACATAGGGATAATCAGGTTGGATGGCCCTACCATAACGCTGTTAAAGCCTTTCAGGGCAATACAGTCAATCTGTTGGTAGATATCCCTGGTGGCCTCCCGGTTCTCACCGGCACCTTTCTTCATATCCACATGCTGTTCCTTGTTGTCCACTTTGACGTAGCGTACAGCATTCTTAATATCAATGACAAAAGCAAACTCGGAGTACCCTACATCATCCAGGGTGGGATCCCATTTGAAGTTCAAAGTTCCAAAGGTGGTTTTGAACGCCTTAATGTCAATACCCAGCACCGTATTAGCGGTAAAGGTTACGTCTTTATGCCTTGTGAAGTCAATGTTAAGCAATTTCTCCATGAAGTTTTTGCCGCAATAAACACTTGCTTCGTTGCTTACAGCGTATTCAGTAAACTGCATTTTGCTTATGGCAATCAGATCTTCATAGGTAATCTTATCCAGGTATGCGTACATGGACTGGATCTGCCTTACAACGCCCTCGGAGAAATAGATATACTCCTCTCCCATAGTGTCGCTGACTTGTTTTTTCACCCTGTATTTCTTGCCGATCCATGCGGTACGTGCGCATTTACGCCTGTGGTTGTACAGGGCATTGTCTTTCACGTCTTGTTTTACAAAGGGCACTTTCTTGGCAATCTCCAGCCAGTGGTCTGTCAGGACAATGTTGGTGATCTTCTTCTGCAAATAGACAGTTTTGGGCCTGGGTTGGTAGTTCTCAGGAGCAACGTGCATCTGTGATTCAGAACAAGCATTGGAGCATACGATAAGCTTTGATCCGCTTGCAATGGCAGGAATCTTGGCTGTGCCACCCTCAATGACCGGGTTAATGGCTTCAACGGTAATACCGCTATCGGAAGAAGCGCTAACAAACAGCATCAACGATCCAGATACATTGGCTCCGGTTTCATCATATCCTGCCACATCCGGAACGGATATAGTGGAATATTTGGGGAACATACGGTAGTTGGTGCTTGCTATAGGCAAGGTTGCGGTATTGGTGGCTGTTTTTGCCAGATCATCGTTTGTCTCACATTCCAGGATTGCGGAACCACTTGCGTAGTGCTCAATCTCATAACCGGTTACGCTAGACTGCCGGGCTTCCTTTCGGATATCGGTGTCTAAGGGAAACTTAAACGGCCGGAATTTGGCAATAAACTGATCCACCTCCGGTTCGGCAAGATCGCCTTCACGTATTTGACCGGCGCTTGCTACCTCTCCTGTCAGGTCGGTATTGATGCCTTTATCATCGGCAACGGCACCGGTGGTATCTGCCGCCATAGCGACATCAAAACTTGCCCCGAATGCCAGGGCAAAGACCAACAGGATCAAGCTCACAAAGCTTATCTTATTGGATTTCAGAAAAGAAAATAGTTTTCTCATGTTTGTATTGGTTTGGTTGTGTTAGTTATGCTAAGAATGGATTGTAGGATTTCTTATTTGGTTTTTTCTCCACGTCTCCTGCCCCGGATCCTGTTAGGGTAGGGGGTACACCAGCTGGCGTTTCGTCCTTTTTCAGCTTTTCTTCAATCTTTGCGTTCCGCCCCCGGACTTCTCCTACTCGCTGAGCTTCGGCCACATCAACATCATAGTTAAGGGCTTTAGCAACCATGTCAAAGGTTTCTGGTTTAATAACATTGACAATACCGTCCAGGATTATCTGGTGCGCTGCGTCAAAGATCTTTACCGCATCTTCATCACCCAGGTTGTGTTCTTGCTGATACGCTTCCAGGGTGGCAAATGTAGCCTGTAGGTTGTCATCAGACTGCTGTTTTAGCTCTTTGCTTTTGCCTACATTCTCCAGCCACTTGCTGTAGCTCTGTGCGAATTTATCCTTTTGCTCCGGATCATCCAGGGCAGCCTTGAATTCGTCTCCAAAGTTTTCCATAAGGTAACTTATAGGATCGCCACCGTCTTTCCATACGTTAAACAGCTCTGCGGACCGGGGATCGGAAGAAAAGAGATCTACCAGCTTGCGGCTTTCTTCTTCATACTTGCCTATCTTGCCGTCTCGTTCTTCTTGCTCCTTGGAAATGAGATCAAAAACGGCATCATCATCCTCGTAATTGGCATCAGGGTATTTGCCCTTCAGCGACTCCAAATAGAGTTGCCTCTTTGACTTTTGTTCAGGACTTTCGTTATCTTTCATATTATTAAGATTGTTTTTGCCATACTATTGGTAAACAAAAATATAGCTCTTTACTGGCCCTATATGTCTAAAAATTCCACATTGGCCTATGTGTTGTAACTTTGCGTAAACCTTAGCCACGCTTTTATGTTTTGCGTACTAAAAGTGAATTTACAGAAGACCGGGATATAGATTTACTCCAAGTCTTCAATGATGTTGTAAGGAACTACAATGTTAAATCTCAATGCGAGGCGCTACGCATTGCGCTTGACAAACCCTCAAAACGATATTATGTAACGCCGGAGTGCGTTTGTAAAGCCATCTCCCGGATACGCCGTGGCGATGATCTGCCGGAAATGAAACCTTCCAGCCGGCTTATGTATTTTGAACTCTACCGGCTGTATTGCGAAGTAAAAAGCAGAAAACCAGCACTACCAAACAACCAGGTTTGTGAATTGATCGTTGAGCTACCTGCGAGCCGTTTCTTTGTGTCTATGGGAACGGCGGTAAAGATTATTAACCGACAAAGAAAGATTGAACAATGCAAAAAGCTAAACCTATTATCACAATATCGGCACTCACGATAATATACCTGGTGTCTCTGTTTGTTGACGTTCCCGGTCCCGGGTATTCCAGGGATAACCTCTGGCCACATTTTTATTATATGTTTTTCCATGCCAACGTATTTCATTTGGCCTTAAACTGCCTGGGGGCATATTTCCTGGTCCGGGAGATCAAGCCGTTGATTGCTGCTTACCTGATATCGGTAGCCCTGTCATTTATCCTATATGCCAAATATCCCACCCTGGGATTCTCTGCACCATTATTGGTCCTGGTTGGCTATTACGGCAATTTGTTAAGCCGGAATCCCTTTAGGGAACCCCGGCTACTTATGGCCTATTCAATCTTGATTGCCGGCTTGTTTAATCCAAAATTAAACGGCCTCATACATATTGCCGCCATGCTTTGCGGCATTCTCCTGTCTTTGTTGAACAACATAATTGCACGTTTGCGGTATGACTATAGAAGGGTTGGTAAAGGAAAATAAGATCCGTTACACGAAACTACTGGCTGACTACAATCCCCTCACCGGGGAAGGCGCTCCATTGGAGCGTAAGCCATTGGTTATTGAGGATCATCCTTTACAAACCCAACTTGTTCCAAAAGAGATGTTTAGTAACCGCCTGGTCAGGTCGCTGGCTAAAGCAAAGAGTATTGAGCGCTTTGTTACAAGGGATCTAAAACAAAACTTTAGTGACGAAATGCTTGACCGGGTGGTTAAGGATCTGGCCATAGTTAGGAACCGTTACGATTTTTGCTATTGGGCCTATACCCTGGTAAAGATAAAACCCAAATTAGGTGGGGATGTTGTCCCCTTTAAGCTCAATTACCCACAACTTAAGATGCTTACCGAGCTGGAAGACCTTCGTCTGGCCGGAAAGCCCATCCGCATCATCCTACTTAAGGCAAGGCAGTGGGGTGGATCTACCCTGGTGCAGATCTACATGGCCTGGATCCAGATATGCCATAAAACGGCCTGGTATTCCACAATCATTGCGCAAACAAAGAATACGGCAGCCAGGATTATGGAAATGTATTCAAAACTGATTGCCAATTACCCGGCCTGGGCACTTGACCTGGAAGATGATAACGAGCTGCGTCTGGCCCAATATGGTAAAGCGGCGAACGACTTTATCATAAAAGACAAAAAGGGCAAAACGGTCCGGGACTCAGTTATTCAGATCGGATCCGTGGTGGAACCTGACAATATACGTGGGGGAGACTCGGCCATGGCGCATTATTCTGAGGTGGGTGTATGGAAAGACACCCCTGGCCGGAGACCGGAAGACTTAATTAAATCCGTATCGGGTGGCATCCTGAACATTCCTTACACCCTGGAGGTGATGGAAAGTACGGCAAAAGGGACCGGCAACTATTTTCATAGGGAGTGGAGCAGGGCAAAAGAGGGCATGAGTGATAAAACCCCGGTATTCATTCCCTGGTATTACATTTTCAATGATACCATGCCGGTAAAAGATTCTGTGGATTTCGCAAAATGGCTGTTGCACTGTAAGGAGATAGGAGATAACAGCCCTGCAGGATACCCTGATAGCGGAAGGTATTACTGGTGGCTTTGGGAGCAGGGGGCAACCTTTGAAGGTATTAGCTGGTATAGAGAAAAACGTAAGGCTTATGACAGCCATGCGGATATGGCATCTGAAGCTCCATCTGACGACATAGAGGCATTCCAGCACTCCGGTAGCCTTGTGTTTGATCCTTACGATATCAATGAATTGCGCAAGGACTGCATAGAGCCGGCTTTCGTTGGTGATATATATGCAGACGTGGTAAGTGGCCGGGATTGTCTAGAAAATATAAGAGTCAAAGAGGATCTTGCCGGGGGAAAGCTAAAGATCTGGTCCATGCCGGAAAAAGACCTGGATATTGCCAGGCGGTATTTGGTGGTGGTAGATATCGGGGGAAGAAGAACAAAGGCGGACTATTCCGTGATAACCGTATTTGATCGCTTTTTAATGATAATGGGCGGCAAGCCGGAGGTGGTGGCACAATGGAGAGGCCATATAGACCATGACTTATTAGCATGGAAAGCCACGCAAATATCTGCCTTTTACAATAACGCATTGCTGGTTATTGAATCCAACACCCTAGAGACAAAAGACCAGGAAAGGGATGTTGACGGTGATCAATCCGGGTATATCCTTGATTTGATTGCAGAGGTGTACGACAATCTATATGCCCGGGAAGTTACCGGAGACGTTATTAATCAGCCCAAGGTTACCAAGTGGGGCTTCCATACCAATACGGCCACAAAACCGGCCATTATCGGACACATGGTTTCTTGTGTGCGAGACAAGAGCTGGGTAGAAAGGGAGCAGGAGGCTTGCAACGAAATGGCCTTTTATGAGAAAAACGAAAAGGGTGTCTTTGCTGCCATTCCCGGAAAGAAAGATGATAATGTTATGACCAGGGCCATTGGCCTGTGGATCTGCTTCAGGGTTATGGAAATGCCGGCTTACGTTACAGCTGGAAAATATAAACGTATGGAGCGTAAAATACAATCTGAAGCCACAATTTAATGAAATGAATATGAGCACAAACTATTCAATGATCACCATGGTGCCTCTCCATAAAAGAATGGAGCCGGCAAAGCATGTAAACAACAACGGAGCCTATTCTCCAGGATGGAATCCCAGGGTATTCTACCAAAAGAGCATGACCTATTATACGATCCAGGGATATGGCGATATCCGGTTTGTCTTTATTGAATCATACCGGGACCGGTTGCTGCACTTGACCGTATATAGGATGCTGTCACAAACCGGAGTAGTTGTTCACGTAAACTGCATGGACGTAACACCACACATAAACTTATAATATTATGAAAAAACTCTACAAAAGGATAGCAAAATACTTTGTTATCCTGTACGCCAATCGCATTTATCGGAACCGTGTCAAACTTGCCGATAAGCTTCATGCTAAAAATCGTACCAGGTACTATGTAGCCCTGGACTATTCAAACTCCAAAAATCTATTGGTAATGAACAGAAAAGGGTTCCGCAACCTGAAACGTATATTTCAGATCTACGATCCTGCCCAGGGAACACTAAAGTTAAAAGAAGGGGCGTTCTATTTCACTCCCGATGCAAAAGGAAACGGCCCACTCCTTCCGGTTGAGAAAGAAGCACGCCGTTTGGCCTTTGTGAAATACATGCTGGATCGGTCCCGGCTTTAGGCTGCCAACATCTTCTGTGCTGCCTGGACGTTTTGTGGATTAGCTGCTTGCCCGGCTTGCTGTACGGCTCCCTGGTCCAGGGGCGCAATGCCTTGTTGTTGCTCTGCGTTTTCCCGGTTGGATTGCATGCTTTGTAAAAGAGAATCCGCAAAGGGGAAGTCTCCATGTTCCAGCAACATTTCCAGGGTGATGGCTCCGGCTTTCCAGAACTCAAGCAGCATATCATTAGCTATCATGCGGTGTACCGGCGTGGATGCACTTTCCTTGATTGAAAGGTCAAATTCTATATCCCTGGCCTTTTCCGGATCGTATTCAATGATGTTGGTATAGGTGGCACCTGATATGTTAATGATTCGTTTATCATCATAATACTGCTGTATAAGCTTCGTTTTCTTTACGGCAATATCTTCCACGAAGGAGCTGAAACGGAGCAATAGGGATGATAATGCGGCTGTGCTGTTGGCTGCCTGTTGGCTATAAAGCGCTGCAGAAGTGCCGGAATAGGGCTGCTTGCCCTGCATGGCGCTATGGACAGACGATATGTCTTCCATCAGGCTTATCTGCAGTTGTACCATGTCTGCGGTATTCAAGGATACGGAGGAACTGTAAAACTGTTTCGGCTCTGGCACTCCCGGTTTGGGTTTATAAACAATCAAACCATCCACCGAGGACCATTGCTCGGCAAACTCTTCAGGGCTCATGCCGTTTGGGATGCTTCCTTCTGGAACCAGGGTTACCCCTTTCGCTCCTGTACGGCGCACAAAATCATCAATGGTAATTAGCCTGTTGATATACCTTTGCTGATCAATAAAGTCCGCTACAAAAGAGTGTATTTCTCCATCCACAAAAGGATATAGGGACAATACATAGGGATGCGATTCGTGATAGAATGGCGTTTCCCCTTCCAGTAACACGTCTCCCCAGGGTGTAAGGTATTGGAAAAACCAATAATAGTCTATGACGTATTCATACCGGATCAATGGCACCTCTTCTTCGGGTATTCCGTATTCCTTTGCCATTTTCAAACGTGCCTGGTTTTCGGCCTCCACTCCCTTCAGCTCCTCTAATTCTATGCGGTATAGTTCTCCGGTTTCCGGATCGTGGCACCGATACCTGGGCTTTATTTCTTTGGTCCAAACCTCATAAACCCGGCATAAGCTTTCATCCTGCGGTGAGTAAAAACTCATGCGTCCTTCATCGTGCCGGGTGGTAATATCTTCCACATTGGCCCCTTTGTCATTAGCCTGGTGCTTATAGATCTCGTATAGCTTCTGGAATGAATCTTCGCTGGTTGAAAACTTGTGGCATAGCTCGTTAAAGGTAAGGTCATGTATCTGGCCGATCAATGATACATCCCAAAACCGGGGATCATTCATTGTGGAATCAAAAAACATATAATTGGGGTTAGGGATAGTTGTAAATATATCTTTCCTTCCGTTACGTACATCTACAGATTCCCGGCAGAATATACCTCCACCGATTAAATAATCCTCAATAAGCAAAGACAAAAGCACTGGCATTTTGTTTATTTGCCAATTACATTGCAGGGTAGTGGTCATCATCTCTCCCAGGCGTTGTTCATCCCGGTCCCTGGCTTTAGCCGTTGGCTCGGTCTCGGACTTGGTGTAAAGGCCGGTAACATTGTTTACCAACCTACGGATAAGGTTATTTTTAAGCGGCACATTCCCCTGAGATTTAATGTAATCCGCCTCAGTCATGGTTATTCCTTTGTGCGTAATGAAATCGCCCCATTGGTCCCCATATACATACCTTTTGCATCGGGCCCTTTCTTGTCTGAATGCGTACAAATTTTCCCAAAGGGTTGAACATTTCTCCACTAAGGCCACGTTCTTTTTATCTCCCCCGAACTGATAATGGCGCTGCTTTACGGAATCAATGGGATTTTCCTTTCCGTACAATTTTGACAACGGTGTTATTTTCTTTGACATAATGCAAATATCTTTCCTTTTACTATTGTGCTGTTTCCAAATATTCTTAATCTCGCTTCATAAGTTCATCCACCAGGCGGCCTTTGAGCCGGTTGTAATAGGCATTCAGATCACGTTTCGTTTCATCATCCGGAGCCTCTTTCAGTTCTTTTTCCACATTCTTCACTTCGTCCAGGTATTCTTCAAAAACAAGATACCTCTTATATCTGTCCTTATCCTCAAGACTGCGTTGTTGCTTGCTATATTTTTCCGGATCTTGTCCGTATTTAATAACAGATTGTCTTACTTTATCGTACTCTTCCTTGTAGTAGTAGTACATATCATTGATAAAGCTATTGGACGTTCTTTCATCGTTATGCTGCAACAATACATTGGCCAGGGGTACGTTTCGCAAGATCCGCTGATCAGGATCCCATATCATGGACAGGGTTTTTGCTGCTTCATTGGCCGTTGTCAGCGCACCCCCGAAATACCCCTCAAAGATATGTTCCCACTTGGCCGGGTTGTTCACATCGGCAATAGTAATATTGTTTTCTACCCATCCTTTGGTAACATCATCGCCACCACCAATACGGTTAATCAATTCGGAAGCACGTACCAGGGCTTTGTTGGTCCCGGCATAAGCTTTTGTAAAGGCAGGATAATAGCGGTTGAAGCTATTGTTTTTGAATATAGGTCTGCCAGTAAAATCTTCGTTGATCAGGTTTTCAAATAGGGGTGCAACAATATCAGGAACAAGGTTTGCTACACCGGCATTATTACCCACCGGATCCACCGGCATGACATCCGTTAGCTGCCCCAGGATCTCCCCGGCAATGTTTTTGTTTTTCATCCGACCGGCAGAGGCCATATATGCAATATCTCCAATTCCGTATATGGCTCTTAGTTCAATCGGTAATGGAATTGTGACATAAAAGCCATTGCCCCCAACGACCATATTATTACGTCTGATCCATTCGGGCATATCCAGGTATTCTTCTGGATCGCCACCAAGCGCCATGGCAATTAGCTGGTTGAAGAACGGTATCAATGCACCTGCGGCCAACATAGAAGCGGTGCCAATAGTGAATTTCTTGGGATTCTTTTTGGATATATTGACAAAGTTGTCCAATCCCTGTATCCCTGCATTATAGAACAGATATGCGGTTCTCAGGGTGCTGGCTCCATAGCCTTGCCCAGATCCTTTTTTATTAAAGTTTACTGATACGTTCTTAGCATCGGCAATGGATTCTTCCACACTTCTACCCATTTGCCGGCTTGTTGTAAATGCCGTAAACCGGCAAATATCCTCTACGCACCTATTGGCAAATCCTATCTGATCAAACATATACCTCAAAGCTTTCTTAAGTGTAACGACCTTGCCCCCTTTGGCTTGCAACATAAGGTCGCTCATTATTCGCTTGTATTCATCAACCCTCTTCAGAACGGTATATCCGGTTTCTCCTCCATTGGCAAGAAATTCCTGCATATACATACCTTCCTGGTTTGTTACGTCAAGCTTGTTTTGTGAGTAATCGCGCATTAGTTTCCAGATGCTGACATAACTACGTGCCAGGTTTGCCCTGAATCTGCGGTTGTACGCCTTATCCTCCTTGACGTATATATTAAACAAGCTATATATGGTATCCCTGGAGAGGTTACGCAACATAAATTTTGGGGAACGTGTTGTGTAGTTGGCTGCCAGCCACCGGTTAGCCCTCATGATCTTTTTTCGTATGTCCGATACATCGGGATTAGTCAGTCCATTGATTGCCTGTGCCGCCCTTGGGTTCCCATTTATAAATATGACATACTCCTTGCCGGCAGATTTTACAATAACGGAGTGCTCCTGGGCTTGCTTCCCTAGTGTTCGGTAGGGAATGTTCAGCCCCTTCATGGTCTTTTTAGCCATGCCTATCCCCGATAAATCAGCCATGCGCTGCTCAAAGGTCTCATACGCCTGGTTCACTTCCATAGCACTTGCCCCAGGTTCAATATCCGGCATAGCCTGTATCCAATCGGGATTTTCTTCGGTCCCTTTGTTCTCATACCACATTTCTCTGACGGAGATCAGGTTGCTTTCATGGTTCAGGGCCATGTTCAGGAATTTTTGCTTCATCCAGTTATTATTGCCCTGCTGGATAGCGCTTTCAGCCATTGTCCCTATGGTCGCAAATGGGTCATCTGCCATGGATTTACGTCCTCTGGCCGTCAACACCGGGGGAGAAAATGACGATCTGTCAAATTGCAGGTATTCGTAAACATCATCAGCCGTTGTCTCTGAAAAGCCACGTAAGGGGATGTAATAATCGTACATATCCCTTATGTTTTCATATACGGACCTGGTAAGGATCCCGGTTTCATAGGTCTTATGCAGACTTTTTTTGGTAGCTGCATTAACCCTGGACCAAAATTCTCGCACTTCATCCATGGCCGCTTCTTCCACCTGGTCCACCAGCTCTTGTGCCATAGCTTCAGCCAGTGCTACATCGGGCAATTCTTCCATACTTTCAGACGAAGGGAATAGCGCAGTAAGTCCGGAATAGTCCCTGCCTCTGTAATATTCTACAGTTTCGTCATATTTCGCTTCCAGGCGTTTGATTTCTTTATCGTACTTGGCTTGGTCTATTAATTCCTGGGCCAGTTTCTTGTCCAGCTCCGCTTTCCATTTTGCGTGCATCTTTTCTGCATCCCTTTCGGCTAGCTTTATATTCCGCTCCAGGCCATGTTTCGCCATTGCGTAAGTAACAACACTTTGGTATTCTCCATCAAGCTTATCCGCCAAAGAACGTATGGCTTTTGACATTGGCTCATAGTAATTGGCCATGAAATGCTCCTTCTCGTAAAGATTCTTGCTGCTAATATGGTTCTCGGCTAGATACGCATCTTCAAAAGTCTGTATTTCTTTTCTGGAAGCCTTTGCCACTTCTTCCTGCAGGATCTTCAAAGACAACATGGAATCCTGGTGTGCTTCCCGGATCTTGTTCATTGTTTCATTCAGCCTGGCATCATAGGCGTTATTGGCAAATTGTTCCACCTTGTCCTGGGCAGCGTTCTTGTTGCTGCGGTAGCGTGTATCATTATCGCTATTCAGGCCAACACGTCTTCTGATCTGTGCGTCCCGGGCAGCGTCAAACACACCTCCCGGCCCACTTGGATCCGTCAATCGGTCATAACTCCTTTGCAGGATGTAACGCAAATCTGCATCTGTCAGAACGCTGTCCATTTTAATACCGGCCCTGCGGAGCATATCCATAAAGTAGTTCTTTATCTTTCTCCAAAGGCTTTCGTTCTGATCGTAATCGGTGCTCTCGGCTAGGGTTGCTAGATATTCTTCGGCAGCTAGCCTTGTATCCCATCCGTTTTTGGCAATTAACTTGTTGATCTCGGCACGCACCTCTTTACCGGCACTTTGATATACATTGTCCAGGAAACGGTCAAAGTCGGATCCAAAAAGGTTTCTCAGCCCCTTGTGCGCAACTGCCTCATGGAGTAGGGTGGCAATAGCATCGTCAGCCGTTTTGTGGTTGTCCAGCACAATGGTAATATTGCCGGTTCTTGGTTCATAAAAACCTTTTGCCCTCTTTTGCTTTTCGTTCTTAAGATCTGCCCGGTTGACAATATTTACTTTTATGTTAAGTTTGTCAACCATGGATTCAAGCCTGTCCCGGGCAATGATCCGTTCCCTCATTGGGGACTTCATGAAAGGACGGAACAAGGGCATGCCCCCCGGTACTGATTCTTTCATGGTGTAAGTAACGGGCAATGATTGGACAGTAAAGGTTTGTCCGGATGTGATCTTTTTAAGATTGCTGGGCTCTCCGTTTTCAAACAAGACTTCATACCCTGCGTCTTTCATATCCTTAACGTAATCCTCCAGGGCATAATCTCCTTCTTCGGCCTGGGACTCCATGAAGCGATCCTGGATCTCCTCGGCTTGTATTGATAGATCCAGATCCTCGGTTTGTTCATTATACGCCTCTTTAGCCACAAGCGGTAATTGTACTTCCTCAACCTTTGCTCCAAATGGTTTACCAAGCTTATTGGCTGCTTTTGGAACAATATTATCGTAAAAGGCTTTCATCCCTTCTCCACCGACTTTCAGATCAACACCTCTTAATGTATAAAATTGTGGGTTTACTTTTGAATTTTTTGGCCAATTTAAATTAACTGTTTTATCGGCTCCTTCAATGAGCTTATTTGCTAAATCTTTCCCTATTGTATCCTCCATTTCTTGAGGAGTTAAAGTTTTTCCGCTTCTTGCGTATGGCTCAATTTCATCACCTTTACTATCTTCAAGTATTAGTGAGTATCTTTGAACACCGTCCTTACTTAGTTGAAGTTTTATGGCGGATGCCATGCTTATCTGCTTACTCAAATCATACCTTTCCGCTTGCTGCTCCCCATTGGTCCAGGCAATCCTATCAAACCCATTCTCGGCTGCATAACGCATCATCCTACGGAGTGCCAGGTTCACCCATTGGCCGGTCTGCTTGAATGGCATGTTAGGAACGCCATTCTTCTTTTTCCTTAATTCATACTCCCTATCAATAAGCTGATTTTCTTTTTCATCCAGTTCTTTCATTCTTGGATATTCAGCCTTTAGGTAGGATATTGTATATTCATTATATGGATCAACCTCTTTTATGTATGCTAATTTTTTATCTCTGATCTTAACCAGCTCGGCAAAAACAGAATCGTATTCACTAGCATCACCCTTAAATCCTTTCTTCTTCCCTTCCTGCGCCCAATCTGATTGAATTTCCTCGATGAACAGCACACGTTCACCGTTCACTTCTCGTTCATTGAAGCGTACATGAGCAAGGATGTTAGGCTCATCGAAGTGCCCGGATTGGAATTTAGTACTGGAACCCCTTAATGCGTTTTCGGTTGCTATTTCTGCATTTGACCCTGTTGATACAACATTCCCATTTTTATCAAATACTTTATATAAATCACCGAGCTTGTCTAAAGTATATCCTTCTGGCAGTATTTTCCTTATCGGCATCATCAGCAACAGCTCCTGGTAGTTTTTCCCACCGGGGACGGTGTATTGGGAGTATTTGGGGGCTGGCATTCTTATACTTGCCAACTCAGAAATTAGATCATTGTTTTTGAATTTCTCTTCTGCTGATAACGGAAATCCATTGCTTATCCAATAAAAAATATCCTTGCCTGGAGCTTGAGCCACCCCAATTCCTCTATCGTTAAGTTTTTTAATTATTGGAGTTCCTCGTTCTTCCCTATTTATCTTCTCCTCCACCTCAATCTTATTCTGGTCAATCCAGTCCTGGATTTCAGTTTTAGTTACTGATTTCCCTGTGAATGCGCCATCATAGTCCATCCAATCCAATTCAGCCTGTTTCGCTCCGTTTTTGAGCAACATCGCCTTGAACTGTTCCGGTGTCCCCTTCTCCTGCTTGATCTTCTCCAGGGCATCCTCTACGGTGGAATAAAAGCCTGCCTGGTTCAGGCTGCGGTATCTAATCGGAGCCACTCCTAATTGTGCTTGCAGTACAATCTGATCCTCTCTGGCCACATCTTCGGTCTCTTGGATCAGGGTGCGCCTTGCTTCTTCCTCGCTCATACCCATACGTGTCTGAACGTTCCTGGCTTCCACCTCTCCAGCCGACCTTCTATACGCATCAAACTTATTTTTTGCCACGTGCTCAGGGTCGCTCAAGCTTATTGCTACACTTGAACCAGGAGCGAAATATTCAATTTGCTGGATTAGGTGTTGTATCTCGTGACCTATTACGCTTAGGACGTCATCGGCGTGTGCCTCTAACGTATCTGACGCATCAAGTTTTTCGCCTTCTTTAGAGGACTTGGCCCAGGGATACTCAATATAAATTCCTACGTACCCATCATGGTATATTGACGTTACCCCTTTCATAAACCTTCGGAAATTATCTCTAAATTCATCGGTGTACTCGGGGACCATTTTATCATGATTTATAGCTATGGGTATTCCCCTTAGCTCTGGATATGCCTTAAAGAGTTCGTCGGCATCTATTGCTTGCTCTAGCTTGCGTGGGCCGTACTGTGTGGTATCGCTAATATCCTTTGCCTTTATTGGAGAAATCTCATACCGCCATTTCTTATCCGCTCCTCTTTCCCAGCCGGTAGCCAGACGGATTGCCTTAGCATCCATTCCCTGGTCCTCCATCTCCCTAGCTACCCTCAGATTATCCAACCTAATCGTAGCATCCTCGGCCCTATCCAAATTCCCTGCGCCTTCCTCGCCAATAAGTCTATAGCGTATTTCGGGATCTCCAGACATGGATAGGGTTACGTAATCTTCCTTTCCATTGTCAACAAGGATCTTTTCCACCTCGGCATCTGAAAGCACCCTTTCCACCTTCATAGACCCAGCAATAGGCCAGACCCCGGATCCGGTGGCATTCGGGTTGGTTTTGAAGTTGTATGCCTCTTTCGGTCCAATAACACGTTCCCTAATCCCGGACCTTTGTCCATTTGGCAGTAGGGTAGTGTTGTCGCTCTCAGCTTGCGTTTTCTCGCTCATGGCCGGCATAAGCACCTTTGCCCACACCCTGGTTTCTCCACTTTTCCTTACCTTTCCCTGCAAGAACAACGGAAGATCAACCGCATGGATCCCCGGTCTCTCGGCCAGGTTTTTGCCACCGATCTTTACCGATTGCCTCTCTGCCTTATACCACACTCCTTTCTTAAACCCCTTCTTCCCGGCTTCGTCTTTAGCGTATAAAGGATAAAGAACACCCGGTTTATTATTGAAATAGCGCATAAGCTTATAGGCTACCTGTGTTTTTTCGGGGATCTCTTCTTCCGTTAGCTCTGTGTAGGTGCTAGAACCCTTCTCATTCATGAACTTTTTGGCAGCCACCATATCGTTTAACATGGTTTGCTGCTTTTCGTACCGCACTTGCTCATCCAGTAGTCCCTGGGCGGATAGACTCTCGTAGTTGTTTATAATATCTTTGTCCTGTTTTATAGTTAGGACGTCTAATAACTGGGAGTCAATTAGCTTAAGCCCATCTTTGAGATCCGACAATTCAACGTTATTAAACTGCCTATTTGACGCAAGCATAACATAAATACCATGCTTGCCGACTGCCGGCCAAATGGTATTTAGCATTTCCGATGTTGACAAATTGCCGTCCATTAAGAAATACCGGCTAACCATAAGCGCTCTATCCAAAATCATAACATGGATCTTGCCATTAATCCCCCTCTTTTGCCGACTTATAAATTGCGCCACCTTATCGGGTTCGTTTAACTGGATTCTTCGACTTGAAGGCATGTACAATGTCTGTCTGTCAAAAGCATAAATATCTACCGGGGACACGTCACCCATGTCCTCCTTGCGTGGCCTATCGGGATGGTTGGTAAAGTGTTGTGTAAATTCCGCATACTTTCCTGTGTCCAGGTTTATGATAATGCCCGGCATAGCTTCTATGCCCATCTCCCTGGCTATCTGGCCAATTCTTGTTTGGCACTTAATGTCATTATCCGAAGGTTTAAGTGATCCTGAAGGGTGGTTGTGAACCATACAGATTTTTGCTGCGTCAAACTCTTTGATCGCTGCAGGGATACTCTTAAAATCAATAATGGTTGAGTATTCGTTCCCTGTGGATAGATAAAGCACCCGGTGGTTGTTCTTTTTGTCGATTAGAACAATAAACGCATTCTCGGATGATGCGCTTTCCAGATTTTTGAACAAGAAGGCAACGTCTCCCGGCCCGTTTATTTTAGCAGGACCGGTAAGCGGATTACCCATGAAAGTTACGGCGCCGTTATTTGAAAGGACTCTTTCTACAGAGGTGAATCCATGATCGATAATCGGATTATAACCGGCCGATTGTTGTATTTTGGCAATATCGGGGTCAGCAACGATGGCTGCGGCACGCTGGGCTGGTACGTCTCCGACCTGCTCGTCCCAGGACAGCTGCATTTGGACTGCGTCCTCTTGCAGGATTGAGCTTCTTCCTTTATTGTTGCCATTGTTATCTGTAAAGGTAGTGCTATTTCTGTATTCATACAAACTTTCTTCTTCCAGGGAATCGGTTGCTGCCTCCGCTTCTTGAGCCATGCGGTACCTATTTTCTCCATTCTCATCCTGGTCAACATCTTCTTCGTCATTATTAGGAGTATCATCATTCTCTGTTGATATATCTGTTATATTAAGGCCTTCCCCATTTCCCCTCTGGCTATACTTGGCCTCTTTCTCGGCCAGCTCTTTCCGCATGGCTTTATCATATTCTTCAACTCTTTTTTGCGCAATTTCCAATTCATCTTCTTGATCAAATGGTTTCCCCCTCCGCTCAAGCATGGCTTGGTTTTCCCTCTGTATATGGTCTAAAGATCTTCTGGCTGTATTTAATTCTTGTTCATAATAAGCCCCTGGAATGACGTTATTAATAATTTCCTCTACTACTTTGCTTACATAACCTCCCCCAATTGGTTCCTTATTTAATCCTAGCGTTGGTGCGTCATAATATACCTTCCTGTGCATGATAATCCTCATGCCATGGAACTTTTGATCATAAGTGGTATCTCTGCTTACAACTGTAGTTATAGTAAATTCAACGCCATTTATCTTTAGGACAACTGGGAATTTTTCTTTGGTGAAACGATTATTATTCCTGGCGGCCTCTATTGCTTCGTTAAGAGGTTTGTTGACATAATCTTTAATTATCGCATCAAGGCCTAATGCGCCGCTCACCTTATGGCCTTCGAGATATATTTCCTTGGCCTCTCCGTTAGGGAAGTGTTTTTTGATCTGGCTGACGATATTCTCTAGTTCAGCGACTCTTTTCTGGCTATCTTGCGTTTTTAATTCATTCCTCCTTAATTGATTCTCAATATATATTTGGTCTTGTTCATGCTGCTTTTTTTTGCTGAGCAATCTTCGCAAAGCTTTTTCTGCAAAGTTTTTCTTCAAAGCAAATTGGCTACCTGAAAGGTGCGCCACTGTGTCCGTAAATATATCGTCTCCTTCATCTTCTATACTTCTTGTTTCCATGGAATCATTCATAATAGCATTGCCGTCCATAATACTATTAATGAATTTCGATTTAGTGTCCAGCCTTTGGTATGAAGTAATATCAAGGGAATCAACCACTCCAAAACGCAATATCCGGACCTCTTTATCCCACTCCTTATGTAAATTGCCTTGTCGTAGGATGCGGCCGTTACGTTGGGTGTATTGCATAGGCAGGTCGGGTGCGTCAATATGAATAAGGGTATGAAGTCTCTCCTGTATATTTACCCCAGTGCCCAAGGTCCCTGTACTTCCCATAATCACACGTACATTACCCTCGTTGACTTCGGCAAATAGCTTTTGCTTACTTTTGATGTCCATATTGCCCTTCATGATAGCAATTTGTGACTCTGGTGTCCCTTGTGCAATAAGCTTTTGTTTTATATCCTCAAAAATGTTGAATGTAACTTTCCCATTCTCCATTCTGTTTTGATTATCACAGAACACAGCTACCGTGCCTTTATATGCCTTGGTTTCCTCTAGCGTTTTTAATATTTCGGTAACTGTTCTATTGGTCTTGCTAAGCGGTTCATCAGGTGCTTCTTTGCTGACAAGACGTGTATCAATGGCAGCTCTTTTAGCAATACCATACATGACAATTGGTATATGGCTATTCTCCTTCTTTTCCTTGCCGCTCATATTCTCAAATTTCTCCAGCTCACGCCTTACGGCCTTAAGTATAGCCACAAGAGAATCAGACTGCTCCATATATACGTCCTGCGCTTTCCCAGTCTCAATTTTGGGGATCTTGTCGTTTATATAGCCCACATCTTTGGTTAGTATCGTATCACTATGCGAGGCCCATATACGTACTAATTCTGGTATGTTTATATACCTGGCAAATCGTGTGTTTTCTTTATACTTGCCACTTGTGGCCCATTCTACCACCTGTTCTATGCTCCCAAAATTCCTGGCGAAATCATCAAAATACTTAAGATCATTTTGTTCCAGGACATCTTTAGGAAGCAAAAAGCGCATGAAGGTCCACAGCTCTGCCGTTGTGTTTGTAATCGGAGTGCCGGTAGCAAATATGATATTCTTGCCACCAGTCTGGTCCAATATGGCTCTTGATTTAATATATAAGCTGGCGGCCCTCTTGCTTCTGCTTGTGTCAATACCCTTCACGCCCCTTGCCATGGTTGTCTCATAACCTAGTTTCTTATATGCGTGTACTTCGTCTATCAGCAAGGCATCTACTCCCAAATCATCAAAATACTGCACATCATCCACTTTTCTGTCAAGCTGCTTTTCGGCTCTTGTCGCTGCGTTACTAATTGCTATTCCCTTGCGTTTTTCATTGTTGGCGTTTTTCTTTTTACTCTTTGCCTTCTTCTCTGTTCTGCCTGTCAATTCACCGTAAAGATCTTCCAGTTCCTTTTCGTACCGGCGAACTGTTCTTTGATCTTCTCCTGAATCTCTCAAGGCCTCAATAGTGTGCAATTTCTCGTCAATCTTCTCCCTGATGAAAGTTTCTAACCTTTCAGGACTGTCGGGGATCATATCAAAGGTGCTTTGCGGTATGACTACCATATCCCAATCATTGTACTTTATGTTGGAATAAAACCTTAACCGGCCATCTCTGTCTCTGTCGCTATCTGTAAGAGACAATATCTTTGCGTTGGGGTATAGCGCTTTTGCTTCGGAAACAAACTGGCCTATTGTAGCATTCTGCACTACTATCATGGGTTTCTTTGCGGTCCCTAAACGCCGCATTTCCATTGCCGTTGCCACAAGGGTAAACGTTTTCCCGGATCCAACTTCATGAGCAAACATAAGTGGCTGCATTGTTCCCCTAATAGCCGCTTTCTTCTGGTGTGGATACAACTTAATATATTCTGCAGATCCAGGTAGCCTCTCCGGAACAAATATATCATCTATCTTTAGCGGTGCGATGGCATTATACTTTTCGTTGTAGATGACTTTCAGACCTGCTGACAAATCCGCATCAGACGCAATCTTAGTTTGTATGTAATCCTTGAACTCTTCTTTTATTTCCTGTATCCTGGCCGTTGCAGCACTTGTGGCGTCTTTGTCGTTTATGGTTTCGGACGTGCCGTCTGAATATTTAACTTGCTTGCTAAATACTATATTCCTGTTGTTCATAGCAGCAGCAGCAAGTTCATGACCTTTCACCCTCTTGTCTACAATGGAGCTATATACTCCTTTCTGAATGTTCTTTTGGTTACTTGTATTGTCTTTGTCCTCTACTATCCATGTTCCCTCTATCTGCCTAACAGCAACCTCAACATCATACATATCCTTGAAGTACTCAATAAATACTTTAGCTGGAAGCCAGGTTGACCCAATCCCGATATCAATCAGATGCGTAGGTATATCAAGCGGAATAACTTTGTTAAGTGCTTCAATATTTTTTTCATAAATACCATCTATATTACCATTTTCGGCAATACGCAATTTCTCCCTAACGTTGCCACTTAGATAGATATGTCTTGGCACAACTGCGCCTGACTCCGGATCAGAAAATCCATAACCTTCTCTTATTATCTCCTCTATTACAGCTTCATCAGGTATCTCAAGTTTACTGGCAATATATTGAACATCAATAGTGCCGTATTTATGTATGCTGGCGATTACGGCGTCTTTGATATTTTTGGGCTGCGGTTCAGCCTTGAACCCAACAACACGTTCAGTGAACAGTTTGGTTTTAGAGGCCTTGATTATTTTTTTGCCGTCTATTGTCTTGGTCTCATAATATTCCTCTATAGCAGCTATGGCCGGGAATTCAACATCTTTACGTAACCAGGAAATTGAAGCATTGTTATTGAGATATCCATAATTGGCCACAAATAAGTCATAAACTCTGTTTAGACGAGCCAGGAGTGGTTTTAATCCTTCGTCCCCCTTGTTGGTCGTTTGATAATCAAGAAGGCTATTAATAGCGTCTTTTATGGTATTATAATCCCTAAGCACTTTGGTCTTAGCGTGTCCTTTTACCTTTTGGTTATTAATGCCGGGATCTGCAGCAAAGCCACGAGACGATATCGCAATCTTGCCGTTCTTGTCAATGAATAACTGGCCATCCTTTATATCTGTAGCTTCATGTTCTCTCCGATCTACGTTTTGAGATTTGGTATCAAATTCTGTCCCATTAAAACTATTAACCCATTCTGCAAGTCTTTCGTTTTGATTAATAGTGCTTTTTGGATACAAGCTCATGGATAACGGCCTGTAGGTATCGTTTTTCTCAAAGCCAAAGGCCATTACGCCACCCATGCTATTCTGGTTTTTAATGAAATAGCTATTATAGATAAGATCTACCGATTTGAATACTTTATCATATTGACGTAGCTTATTATTCCATTTCAAATCTCCGGTATCATAGTCTAGGCTTCTTTCAACAGCTGTGGATAATACGTCAATAGCCTCTGTTGACACTTTTCCGCCAATCCTTTTTCTTACAACAATAATATCACTCGTTACACTGGTCCCCTCGAAGGTTTCGTTATTCAAGCGGAATGCGCCTATTACATCGGCGGATCCTTTTGTCCCTACCCACTCTCTTAATTTCTTGCTGCTATCCAGCGTCCCTTTTGTAGTTATAAATATGCCAATGCCACCTTCTTTCAGCTTTCGGATATTCTTTGCAATTACAAAGTCGTGTATGTTTTTGAATTTTGTGGAGAGGTCTTTATCTACCTTATCATAAACATTCAACCCGGTAACGAATGGGACGTTGGTTATTGCAAGGTCCACAGATCCGTTACGTATCTCCGTATCCTCGAATCCGGAAATAGATACATTGGCATCCGGATATAAAAGCTTCAGGATGCCTCCGCTTATTGGGTCAATCTCAACGGCGGTAATGGATGAGTTATTGCTTATAGATTGCGGCATATAGCCAATAATAGATCCAATCCCGGCACTACTTTCCAGTATGCTGCCTCTCTTGAAGCCAAGCTTTTTCGCCAGGCTCCACATTGAATCAATTACAACGGATGGCGTATAGTAAGATGACCATACGCTCTCGCTTGCTCTTTGATATTCCTCGGAGTCTAATACAGATAGAAGTGTTTGGTTCTCCGGTGTATTGTCGTTGAAGTATGATCCTAACCCACCCCAGCCGCTAAACTTGCGCAAGACACCCATTTGCTCCCGGGTAGGAACAGTAACGCCGCTATTATTTAACTCACGCATGAGCTTAATAGCCTCTATGTTGGCATTAAATCGGGCCTTTGTTGCCTTCGGGAAATAATCTACGCCTCTTTCGTTTCGGTTGTTGTTGGCGTTTCGTCTCTCAGTTCCGGAAGTCTGTTCTGAAGATGCGTCAGAAGTTCTTGTGCTTCGTACCTGGTCAGGGCCATTATTGTCCGTATCGCTTCGATCCACTCGTCCTCGGTTAGGCTCTCCAGTGTTTTGTTGTGCTGTTTTTCCCACTCCAGCACTCTCCGTTTCACTTCCTCGTTTCTTGTACTCATTATTGTTATCTTTATTGGTTATACTATCTTCTTCCTGGAATAAAGGTAGCTGATTTTCATCAGTTTTCCTAACTTTCACAGGATTTACTTTCGTGTTTTTTACCTTTTCTGGAGTTACTTTTACTTCGTTTATTTCCTGCTCCAACCCTCTTGATCTCAGCTCTTGGTTCAGCCCCTTTAACAGCGTTTCAGCTAATTCTTTTGCCGTTACATCGACACTTGTCCATTGGTTGGATAGTCCTCCCCATTTATCCTGTTTCGTTGTTACACGCCAAAGGATTGACCCCTTTACATGGTAGTCGTCATACGAATCACGATAATCAGGGGAGTATGGTATTGAAACGTAAACGCCATAATCGGGATTCTTCTTGCTCCATAAGACAAAGGTTACATCCCCACCGGCTGGTGCTATGTTCACGTTGACTATCTCCATTTTCCCTTTCCGGTCTGTATCATGCTCCAATCCTGTCATAGCTGCCACCGCTCTCACGTATGCAGTCGCATCTTTCTTGATTGGCCCTTTTGCCAATATGTTTATTGGGTAATCGGCTTCGATACCATCGGTGGAATATTCCTTATCGGTCAATTTCAGCTCAGCCAACTTCTCATCTACCTGATTGAGAAGTGTTTCAATTTTTTCTACTTGTTCCCCGGCTTGCTCTTTGATGTCTCCGGCCCTCTGTTGATCACTTCCGACATTTTCCGACTCACCTCGGATAGATTCTGATGCTGCTTCAACAGCCTCTGTTTCAGCTTCAATAGTCTCTGTGCTTCTTGTTTCTTGTCCATTATTTTCTGTTTCTTTCTTTGGGTTATCAAAATAGTTGGGGGCTTCCTGGTAAAGAACTTCATTCAGCGGCGCTGGATCCCAATAGAAATCAAGCTCCATGCCCCTTATGTTCGTAACTTCCTTTATAGACTGATACCCGAATTCGCTCATTTCATAATCCCCATTCAGGATCGTATATGTGTACATCAGTCCTTCGTCTCTGTCTATATCCAGGACATATATGTCAGTCTGACCAATGAAGTAATGTGCATATACTACGCTCTGATACCCTTTATCCTGGGGTCTGCTGGGTATAGCCTCCAGGCTCTTTTCAACATCCTGGGTAATGCTTTCAATCTCTTCACTTTTATTCCTCCACATTTCACGCACCGCTGTCTTCTGCGTCTCTGGAATATAGACGTTGCATAACTTGTAGTCAGAAAATGTTTTCCTTATCTCCTGCCTGGGCTTTTCTTTTGCTTTCTCTGCAGCCGCAAAAACAGAAACCACGCCGGAAGATTCTTCTGGTTTAGTCTCTGCTTGCTTCTTTATGAATCTTGGATGCCGGTATGATATATCTATGGTTTTTTCTGTCCTATATTTAGGATTATATATTTTCAATATCTCTCCTTGCTGATTTTCTACTTGTGTATAAAGCCCACTTGCCCCATGAGTGCTGGATCCCCCCCATTCATACCCTACTTCTACTGTGTAACCATTGAGCTTATATGTGTTTATCTTGACCTCTTTCCCTTCTATCATTTCATAGTTATGGTTATCAAGGTCTTTTTGATAATCAACATTTCCGTTCGTTATCGCTGCATCTTGAAATTCTCGTATGTCCTTCAGAAATTTATTTGCTTGCCATCTGCTGATAGATGTTTTAGCCCATAGTTGCTCATTATGTGGGGCAAGATCTGAAAGTGAAGCGAAAATATTGTCAATCTTTTCAGTCAGAGCTTGCTTATCCGCTTTAACTTCTTCACTTTCTGACTTCTGGTCGTTTTCTGTATTGATGTCGGATAACTTGAAAGCCCGGATTGCCTTCATTTCATCCAATTCGTCTATATCATTCTCGGCTGCAAATGCTCCGTATGCCTTCTTTAGCGCACTAAGTAGGTCTTCGGTAATCTGTATGCCCTTTTTGGCAAGACGATTAACCAGGTCGGCAAATTTATACACTCCCAATTTGGTATATGCGGCAACCATCTTGGTACCGGCTATCAGCATTTTAGCCTGTTTCTCGGCTGTATTATCTATTATGCCGGGGCTATTGTCCTGGAGGTCGTTGAACGCTTCTAAAAACTCGGCCGTTGCTTCATCGGCCTCTCTCTGCAATCTTTCTTCCGTACTTTCTTCTGCTTTCTTGGCTGCATCAAATACGGAAACTAAGCCTTGATCTGATTGCTCCTGGCCGGGATCTTCTTTTTGTTCCGAACGTGTGGGCTGAGTATCTACTTCTGATCCTGATCTTTCGTTTGTTGCTGGACTAGCTTTTGCCTGTTCTCCAGCATCTGCAGAAATTCCTGGTCCTCCTGGCTCATTGTCTTTTGGACCTCCTGGTAAAACTGCTCCTTGGTCATTGGCTGCTCCTGACTGGGCATTTGCTGCCCGGGCCGCCTCGATTGTTCTTCGTTGTTCATCGTTATATTGATTTTCTAATTCCTTGTAAACGTCATCTTTGGTCTCTATTTCGCCGGTAAACATATTGGCTATTGGATCTTTCAGCCTCTTGTTGGCAAGCTGCACGTAATCCCGGAAATCCTTTTCCGTTCCCTGCAGCATTAAGGCATTCCGCACTCCATTCAGGTCATAAGTGGCTGCCTCAAACATATTGGACTGCAGGAAATATTCCCGGAGCGTCATACCGGCCTTCTTGGCCCCATAAAGATACTTAATTCCGGTGTTAATGTCATCAATTATCCTTACTTCTTCTCTTAATTTGCTGTTTTCAATAAGTGGAACAATGGCTTTGACAACACGTTGCCGGGTTGACTTCATCCCTTCGGTGGCAAGGATCTTGACCTGATCCTCTTTCATAACAGATCCTACCAGGACGGATTCCAGGAAGTCTTTCCCTGCAGGGGTAAAGCTTCCGTTTTCAAATAGCTCCGGTAGCTCATTCTGATTGATCAATCCACCTTCTGTAAGATACTTTGCTATAGCGGTGCTTGCTCTCTCGTTCTGGTACAGGTCGCTTAGCCTTTCATATCCATCTAACTCCCGGGATATAAGGCCAACAACATGGGTATTATCCCTTTTGCTTACAACAATAGCACGTTCCGTAGGTGTTTTGCTCTTTGTTTCTCGCTGATTAAATAAGGCAAAGGTTTCCGTATTTAGGGGAAGATCCTCGCTGATTTCAACATATAACCGGGGATTCTTGAATTGCGCAATTTGCTCCGGGGTAAAGCCCATTTTCTTGGCTTTCTCGGCCAGGGCTTCCCGGTACTTGGTGTCTGTTCCTCTTTCGGCTGCCAGGATCCCGGACATGGTGCGGTTGTTACCTGATATGACAATCCCGTTTTTCACAAAGATAGGATGATCTATTGCCCTGGAATCATAGCTTTGCGCCATTGTTTCCACCTCGGCTGCCTTCTTGGTATAGTCATTGTCGTTGACGTTCTTTCCGTCCTTGGTTACCGGAAAACCCTCTGAGGGCTGCAAAGTATGTGGATCATGGCTCGGTGTGGGTGCCCAGGCCTCGGTAAGGATCCAGCGACCTTTAATCTGTTTGCCGTTTGGCAGGGTAAACGTTTCCTCAATGCCTTGCTGTTTAGGCGTATTCTTCCATTTGTCGGCAATATTCTGACCGACCTGTCCTGCTTGGACCGGCTGTGCCGTCTGTCCGTCTGTTACTTCAGGGGTCTGCGGTGTCTGCGGCTTGGAACCTTTTACGATAAGGCCGGTAAGGGCATCCCTGCGCTGCTGAAGCTGGTCAATATTTCGGTTAATAGATACAATCTTATTGGTTGATGTTTCCTTTTCCAGCCTCTTTTGCAGCTTTTCTATCTGCGCATCGGTTTGTTTTGCAAGGGCGGACATGGTGTTGGCAGCTTTTTCTTCTCCTATTGCCTTTGCCAGCTCCTGGGCATAAGTTTCCGGATCCGCATCTAACAAGGCATCAAAGTCTGTTTCTCCATCCTCGGTTTTCGGCAGTTCTTTGGCCGGGGTCTCAGGCTCCACTTGCTCCTGGGCTGCTTCTTCCTGTTCCTGGGCAAGTTCTTCTTGCTCCTGTTCCGCTTGCTCTTGCGCTTCTTGCTCTTGCGCTGCTTGCTCTTGCTCAGCCTGGGCCAGCTCTTCTGTTTGTGCTGCGGTAACGGCAGTGGGCTGGTTCAGGGCCTTGTACTGATCTGCAGTTAGCATTTCTACATGGTTGCCGAAATGGACCGTTATGGATCCGTCAGGGGTAATGGCCTGGGGTGTCCCCTCGGTCATAACTCCGTTGATGTTAAAGTATTGCGGCACTCCTAATTCTATGCTATTAAGGAAGTTCGCATCTTCTTCAATCTTTGTTTCCTCGGCCAGTTCCTGCGTCTGTTTGGTCATGATCATTTCGGACAAATACTCATCCTTGGACGTAAGTACGGAGGGTGTGTAGTTGGCCTGGTACTCGCTCTTTGAAACCATTTTTGTCTGCCCGTCCAGGCCTTTAATGACAATCAGCGGCTCCAGTTCATCGGCAACGTCGGAAAGCACGTAATTGGCATTGCCGTCTTTGTCAACGGCCATTTCCACTTCACCTTTCTTGTTGGTGTATTCTCCTATCTCATTTTGCAGATCCTGGTCCAGCTCATTCCGTTTCTCCTGATGCTCCGCTTGGTATATGCCGTCATAGCCCTGCATTACTGACTTGGTGCGTATAAACTCGGATATCCCGGTCAAAAGGTTTCCGGCATCCCCATCAGTCTCCAGGGCCATCTGGTTGATGATCGGGGCCACCTTTTGTGCCATTTGGCTCGGAGTGGTGTCCATGATCAGGTCCATTATATACTCTGCCTGTGAGGTCTTGTATCCGTTGTCCTTTAGGATATCTTTCAGGGCCAGGGTAGCGTTCTGGAAATTCTTTTGTGCAGATGCGTATTGTGCCGTTGATACGGCTCCACCCAGGATCGTTATAGGAGCAAAGGAAGCCAGGGTAATGAGCTGCTGCTCTATGGTTGCAAAATCCTGTAAAGCTTCTTTATTGCCTGTCAAGGCCCTCAAAGAATTGCCGTACCATTCCTCAAAATACTCCCCGGCAAAACCATTCCAACCCCCTTGTTTCATTAGCTTATAAGCGCCGGTCTTGGAAAGGTTCTGAAAGAACTTGGTAAACCCTGTTTCCGGGATCTTGGATATAAGGCCGGTAAAGGGCAGCTTCATTCCTGCAATGATATGCTCACCCATAGTTTCGGATAAATTCTCAATGAACGAATCCAAGAAACCCAGGCCAACGGCCTTAAACCCATTATTAAGCCTCCCGTTTTCGTCATACAAAACAGCTTGATCTGTGATATTGCTATACGTTGAAAGCATAACCGGTGTCCTTGCTGCAGTTGCTACAAGTCCTTTAGCAACGGCCAGCCCACCCTTGGCAAGGGTTCGCCCTGCTTTGGATGCTATGTTTTTGACGATCCAGCTTTCCAGGGCCTTTGTAGCCCCTTTTGCAGCCACCTTGCTTATGCCGCCGGTCAGAATGAACTCTGCCATAAATTTGGCCGAATCCATGGCTCCCTGTCCTGCCTGGTAGCCTAATGACAGATCATCGGCTCGCAATGCGGAAGCGTGAAGGTTGTTAAAGAAAGCTCCCATTAAAGCTTTTTCAGGCTCTGTCAGGACAGCATCTATATCAATATCCTCTCCGTACTCCTCCTGGGCCTTTTGCAGCTTCATAGCAACGTCCCTGGTATTAAGGTTCCTGGCAATGTTGGTAATGCCAAAGGTCCAAAAATCTATGTCTGTGGCCCTATTTGCTGCCCCTTTACCGAAATTGGCAAAGGCATTTGAATCATCAAACCTGGATGGAGCTGCAAGGATCTCTTGCGTTTTCTTGTTCAGCTCCAGGGCTGATTGCAGAGTGTTTCGCTGTTTGATAACATCTGCTTCCTGTTCTGTGTATGCAGATCCCGGCATAACCATTCCCGGAACAGCTGCGGTGGCACGTTTTGTCTTTGCAAGAAAGATTGCGTCTTCATTTTCTTTGCTGAACAGGTCATACATCTGCTGGAGCTGCAATCCCTCTTCCTTGGTCTGCAAAAGCGCATCCTGTTTCTCGTCATGCTGCTTAATCGCTTGCGCAATTCCGGTGCGCAAAATGGCTTGCGTTTTTTCACCAGTTGCAGTGGGTGGCGTTTGTTGCGCATAACTCTGCGCTTGCGCATCGGTACTTATAGGCTGCGTGTCTGTGATCCCGGGACGTTCTAGTTCCTGGATCGGCACATTGGCAGGGTTTTGTTGTGATGCGTCAAGCCATTTCTCAAACTGCTCATAGGTGCCCAGGCGGTCAACATATCCCAGATTGGAAAACCCATTATAGAGTATTTTCCGTTTTTGAGGATCTGCAAGCCTATTGCGAAATTCCTCCTCGGTTACCGGCTTTGCGGTGTTCTTTGAATAAACAGGGTATAGGGTTTTGATTGCGTCTTTCTGTGTCATAGCTAAAATCCTTCAAATACGTCCTCTTGTGCAAAGGGGTTGAACCATTCCGTTGCCTCTGAATACTTATCCTCAATTTCTGTTGCCTTGTCTTGATAGTCCTGGGAAAGCTTTTTGATCTTCTCCATGGCCTTAGGCGATTGGGCTGCGTATTGTGCGACAAAAGATGCTTTTTCCTTGTCTGTCTTAAGATCTTTGTACTTGCTGCTTATCAATCTGCGCACATCGTCAATATCAATGATCTCTTTTTCCCTATCCCTTTTCTTCTTGCCAGATGCGTTGACCTTGTCAATGTCTTCGTTATACGATTGCATGAGGTCGTTATATACATCCTCGGCCAGGGTTGGAAGGTTGTTAGATCCTAATGTGTAAGTTTGATCCCCTGACGTGATCGCAATCGGTTCCCCCTGTTCTTTGAGGAAGTTTTTACGTTCAAGGTCATATCCCCGGATCCGGTTCGTTTCCTTTCTGATTTCATTTTGATTAGTGCGATAATCTGCAAGCTGCTCTTGCTGTTCTTTCTTTAATGCCCGATCCGCAACGGAATCCTGCTCACGTAGATTAAGCGCTCTTTCCTGGCGTTCGTCATCTATCTTTTCTCTGGCCGTTTTTTGCGCAAATTGCTTGTTCTGCGCCTCGGCGCTGCGCACATCTGCCTGTGCCTTTTCTTCCCCTGCCAGGGCCTGATTTTGTGCCGCTAATCGGCTGTTGATAGACTGATGCTGCAAGGTTAGGTTCTTATCCGCAAGTGATCTTTCCGACTCATTGAGCGAAGTGCGCAACTCCCTCTGAAGCTGCTCACGTTTAGCCTGGGCCTGATCGTATTGTTCCTGGTACCGGGTTGAAAAGCTGCTAGGCGGAGCCGATGGTGCTCCCTTGGTCGTAAAGTAAAGGTTTGCAAGCGATGTAATGCCGTCATTGATTGCATTGACAGTCTGTACTTTACGTGCCCTTTGAGCGGCCTCTTCCTGCTCTTCCAGGCTGGCCTGGTGCTGCTTATAGAATCCCTGCGTGATGTTTGCAAGATCATCAATGTATGATTTTGAAACCTTGTCCTGGTCCTGGATAGCCTGGTCGGTTGCAGCGTTGCGCTTAGCGTTGATTTCCTGGCCCTGTTTGGCAATCAGATCTGTGTCATACAATTTATCTTGCTGCGAATCTTGCTGCGTTATTTGGCCGATTTCCCCACCTGGCTGGCTGGTTTGATTTGGCTGGATCGGCTCCCTGCCTGGGTTGGCCTGTATAGGGCTGGCCGGTGCCTGGGGTTGCTGCATATTAACAGCAGGAGCCGGCTGCTCTATGACCGGCTCATACTTTTTTGTTTGCGGATTATATACAATACGATACATAATAGGTGATTATTTCGTTCCGTCTTCCTTCATCCCTGCGGCCTTCATGGCTGCGGCTTTCTTCTCCGCATCAATGGATCCCTGCACTCCGGCAGCTGCGGTGGAGAGGGCAGAGGCTGCCTGACCGGTGGCGGTTGCGATGTTCTGCGCTTTCTGGTTAAGTGTCGCTTGCTCATTTTGCGCAAGCTGCGCATCCCGGTTCTGGAATTGCGCTTCAATACCTTCCTTGTAGTTTGCTGATTGAGCGGCTATGTTACTCGTTACGTCTCCGATTGTGTTGTTTGCTTGCTGCTTGGCCAGCGCCGCTGCTTCATCTGTGGTCCCGGCAACGGCCCGGGAGGCTGCAACATTACGCTGATGCTCTAGCAATAATTCCCTGGCCTTTGTGATTGCTGCCTGGGAATCGGCCCTTTTGGTATAATCTTCATTCATCCTCATATCATACCAGGTGCGATTTTGAGCACGTTGCTGCTTCGTGATTGCGTTAGCCTCTGATGCTGCTTTTGAGGACTTTATGCCTCCGTATATGGCTGATCCTGCTGCCAGGACACCACCTATAATTGATGCTATCATACTGAATCTGTGTTGGTTTACGCAAATGTAAAACTACAGATGCAGATCATTAGTCTAATTATTCCTATTCACGTGAGGGCAGAATGACGCCGATAAGTGGGTAAAAGAATTGGGAAAAAGAATTGGGTAAAACGAACACATTTTCCGCAAGGTTTTTACCCATTTTAATCTATTATAAATGATACTTTATTGCCTCTTAGAAACAAATATTTGTTAATATGCTAATTATCAATTACATCTGTTTCTATTCGTATCTATTATAGAAACGAATTATTTCCCAGGAATGTTAAGATAATGTCATTCTCTCAGCGCAAAGCTATGTTATAATAGTACGCAAGTTTGACAACAAAGTACATTAATTTCATTTGCATTGCTATTGCAATTAAAAATAATTTATATATCTTTGTAACAACAAAGGGAAACAGGGAAACAATTTATTAAATAATGATATTATGAAAACACTAAGTTTGAAAAAGGTAGATGAAGCAGCAGAAAAGTATTTCGCTAAAATCAAAGAAGAAAACCTGTTAGGCGAACATGATATGATAGTATTCACAGATGATTATCAATTTCGGTTAGCCAACAAAGAATTAGTAAAACCATTTGACCACATCCTTAGGGCGTATAGGATTGATTCTTTAGGAAATTTGTGGGTGGCATAAATAAAAACAAAAGGAATAAAAAACTAAACAACAACAAAGATCATGAAGACAATTAACAATTACAAAAATGTTACGAGTAGCCTTCAGTCGATGATTGCAATGAAAAACACGGAAAGCAATCCCCCGGCTGTTGGCAAGTATGTTACGGAGTTTTTTTATACGGATAGGCGCAGCCACAAAATTGCGTCTTTTGACAGCAGGACAATCGTCTGTGAGGACGGAGCGAAGTTTTCGTATTGGAAGGACGGAAGCATCCGGGTGGGCCGGGAAAAATGCAGAAATGCGAGAATTACCAATACGGATATGTCTTACGACGATATGAGTTTCTGAACCGGACGGGGGCGAAAGCCCCCGACCGTATTAAAAGTCAAACAATTAACACCTAACATTATGAAAACAACATACGCAGGAGTAACAACGGAATTAGTAACAGCGGCAATGGAAAAGTTCCCGTCTCTTAAAAAAGTATTTACACGTCGAATAACTGTAGTTAAAAATGACATAAACGGTCGCGATATGTATCGCATGCCGATTTTATTAGATAACGGAGGAAAAGGTTATCATCACGCTTTTTATTACTATGTAGATGGCAGCAAATAATAAACCAATTAAAATAAACATTATGGCAACAAGAAAAGGGACAACGGTGTATCTGCCTGAAGATCAGGCAAGGTATATACAAGAAAATTACAAGAATCAAAACGTGGGCATCATTAGTGCTCTGGATGCGCTGATCATGATCCGGACTTATTCTCTGTCAGAGATCAGAGGTCGCTTCAGCCCTGAAGAATGGTCGTTCCTGGCCGATTCGCTAAACGGCACAATCACAGACGGATCATTTAGGTGCAACGCAGGAGCCCTGGCGTATCACTGCCAGGATGCTGACAAGCTTGACGACCTGGGCGAGAAGTGGGAAATTGACGTCTTGGACCTTATGGACAAGATCAAAGACCTAACCGCTGCACAGGTGGATGCAGTCTATTTCAGGGTTGAACAATTCTGGGATAGTGAGGATAAAGATCTGGAAGAATTTAGCCAATTTTAACAAGCGCATTGATAGGGAACCGGCGCATACAAATCTACTTATGGTGAAATGTTTTGTATTTTTTCTTGCATCATTGCGAAATGTTTTGTAATATCGCAGTCAAGTAAGCACTAATATATGTTTTTAGCATATAATTAAAGCAACGATAAAGGCATGAACGAGATTCAGATTTTTAAGCATGATTCATTCGGCCAGGTCCGGGTGATCAACGAAGACAACCCTTTGTTTTGCGCTACTGATGTAGCTACAATATTAGGTTATTCAAATCCTGCAGCGGCAGTGCAAAGGCATTGTAAGGGTATAACGAAACGTGATACCCTTACTTCCGGTGGGGTGCAAGACCTTTTATATATTCCTGAATCAGACGTTTACAGATTAGTAATGCGGTCAAAACTCCCGGAAGCAGAAGGATTTCAGGACTGGGTATGTGAGGTTGTTCTCCCTTCGATCCGCAAAACCAGTGGCTACATTCACGCCTCAGAGAGCGACACTCCGGAGACGATTATGGCCAAAGCGGTCCTTATCGCACAGGAGACAATCAAGGAACAGGAGCGAAAGATCTTGAAACAACAGCAACAAATTAAAGAAGCGGCTTCAAAAGTCCTGTTTGCGGATGCGGTTGCCACATCGCCACAATCCTGTCTGGTGCGTGAGTTGGCTAAATTGTTATGCCAAAGGGGTGTTGATATTGGCGAAAAAAGACTGTACGAGTATCTTCGTGGAAATGGGTACTTGATTGCCAGTGGGGCGCATAGAAACGAACCCTACCAACGGTATGTTGAAATGGGACTATTTGAGACAATAGAATGGCCCGTTTATAAGGCAGAGACTATAGACATAAAAAAAACAACAAAAGTTACCGGTAAAGGGCAGATCTATTTCATTAACAAGTTCCTAAAGCAGTCATGACTGCTTTAGGAAACAATAACAAAATTACAATCATTATCTACTATGAAAACTGAAGACATAATCAAATTGAGCCAAGATGCGAAGAGCAAGCTGAATGCTCTGTTCGGATCTGAATGTGTAATGACCCATCTTGGCATTACATGGCTTGGGGCGGACAAGTACATGATCGAGATAAAGGTAAACATTGCCGGAGTACCCTTTGAATGCCACAGCACAAAAGGAATCAACCAAGCCATTGACGAATTGCTTGAAAGGTACAGAGTCTATATGCAAAAGGATATGGAAATCCTTTGTACGAGAAAGCAGATGTCAGAGATTGTCCTGGATAATTTATTATAATCAATAGGAGTAGGGTTTTTCTCATATCTGCATTAAAAATCACGTTTTAACCCTTTATCTTATTTCGCTGTGAAGCGCAATCCATAGCCCTGCTCCTTTCTTTTGAAACAACCCAATTTAATACATTTTTATTATGAACAAAACTGAATTTATTGAGCGCATATCTCAGCGCACAGGCTTTACAAAGAGCCAAGCCGAAATTGTTATTGAGGCCGCATTACAAACCATCAAGGAAGAGGATATGGTAGCCTTGCGAGGCTTTGCGACATTTATCAAGAAGGTCTATCCGGCCAGAACGTTCATCATCGGGGACAAAGCATGCCATTCCCCTATGCGCATTCGCACAATTTTCAAACCCTCAAAAACCTGGGACGGAAAGCCTGTTGAATAAGCGTAAAGAGAGATCCCTATGAGCCTTAAGAGTATCCAAACCAAAAACATCGAGCTGAGCCTGGGCTATATTCACAAAGCCCAGGACCGGCTTGAGATGGCATTGTCTTTTGCAGACGATTGGGCGCTAAAATCAATCGGAACAAAGTACCATGAAACTGCACAACTACTATCTAAACAGCTACACCACGCCTCCGACATTCTATGCGAGGCGTCTGTAATTACCAATAAATCAATTAATATAGTAAAATGAAAAAGAAACAATCAACCACGCCGGATAAAAAGATAACCGGCCAAAACGAAACAGGGCAGGAGTTTATTTCAGAATATGTTAAACTTGCAACAGAGGAGTCCGACAGGATGTTGTCAAACCTAAAGGGACACCTTAAGGAGTCTGAGGACAACCCTAACAACCTGCTCATTATCGCCTCAAACCTTGATCATTTTCATGTATCCATAGTGGGAGGCAGCTATCCGCTCATACGCGCACTAGCGATGACAATGTATAAAAACGAAATGTTTTTTAAGATTGTTTCAACCGCACTGGACGCGTTTTATGAAGCAAAAAAAAGAATGCAAACAAGAGAGGCAAAATGAAAAAGATACAAATAAACTACCTGAAGCTTGAGAACTTCAAGGGAATAAAGGACCTTGAAGTTGCTTTTGCCCCGGATCTGACAGTCATATCCGGGCAGAACGCAACAGGAAAGACAACCATAGCGGATGCTTTTTCCTGGGTACTATTCAATAGTGACACCAGCAACCGATCGGATTTCAAAGTGCAAACGCACATTGACGGGGAATTGGTCCCCGAAATTGAAACGAAGGTGGAATTGATGCTGACAGAGCTTTCTGGATCCAACGAGTTGCAGCACACTTTTACCCGGGTGGTGCGTCAGAAATGGGCAAAAGACAGAGGAACGAAGGAATTGTCCTTCCGGGGTATAGAATCCGTTTATTTTTATAATGACGTGCCCCTCAATCTATCAGATTACAACAAAAAGATAGATGAAGTATGCGAAAGGAGCATATTTAAGCTGCTCACGTCAGTTACGGCCTTTTGTTCCCTCTCCACAAAGGAACGCCGGGCAATCATTGACCAGGTGGCTGGGATTGAAAACGTGGACAACGAGCTGCTTGCTTCAGACGCATACGCCATGCTTCGGCAGAAGGTTGCCGAACGGAAGACTCTCCAGGAGGTTAAGACCGAAGTGTCGGCCAAGATCAGAAAACTGAAAGACGAACTTAAAGCCATCCCAACCAGGCGTGACGAAGCTTACCGGTCCTTACCGGCCGAGATGCCAAACTTTGATGCTATCCGTAAGGAACAGGCTGAAGTGGACCGCAACATCACCCGGCTGGAAGAAGAGTTGATGGGAGTGGGTAAAAATGCCGCCAATGAGGAGATAATAAAAGAGGTGAGCCGAGTCCGCAATGATATGTTCGAGGTGGTTGAAGGTTTGCGGACAGATCTGCAGAATAAAAAAGATGATCTACAGAATAAGCTTACAAAAATTCAAAGAGAATCATCACAGCTGAAGATGTTCATGGATGACAGCTCTAAGAAGGTGGAAGAAAACGAGCCTTTGGCAAAGAAGTGCGAGGAGAGGCTTATGCAGCTTGGACAACGCTGGGACGAACTTAACAGGCAATCCCCGGAAGAATTGCCCGAAAAATGCGAGTGCTGTGGTCATGTGTTCACACAACATGAGCGAGCAGAAAAGGGAGCTGAGCTGGTAAAAGCTTTCAACGCAAGGCGTCAGAAAGAATATGATAGCATTGAGGCGGAGGGTAATACGACACATAAGCTCATGCAATCATATATTGACGCAAATAACACGTTGCGCCAAGAAGTGGCCAAGTCACTTACAGCACTTCAAAAGCTGCAAAAAGAAGAGATTGAAACACAGGTCGCCCTAAACAGCTTACCCACTCTTGCTGCATTAACAGAGGCGAGCAAGGAACACACGTTTCTGCAGAACAAACTTGCCGAGCTTAACGGCAAGATTACGGCCCCCGAGCTTACAGGTGCCGACCAGGTGCGCATTGACAAAAAGACCGAGCTTAAGGCGAGATACCGGGAATTGGTGGAAGCACTTGCGAAAGAGGGCCAGTACAACGCAATTAACCAACGCATATCTGATATTGATGAGCAGGAAAAACAATTTGCTGAGGAGCTATCTAAACAGGAGGAGATCCTTATTGAGCTAAGCGAGTTTGAAAGGGAGAAGGCGGATCTGATAACTGAGAGGGTAAATTCCCTTTTCCAGATTGTTACATTCCGTCTGTATGAGCAGAATGTAACCAATGATAGCGAGAAAATCATGTGTGAATGCCTGGTGGACGGGATCCCTTATTCTACCAACCTGAATATGGGGGCAAAAATCAATGCCGGCCTGGATATCTGCATTGCCCTGCAAAGGCACTACAGAGTCATTGCCCCGATATGGATTGACAACATGGAGTCCGTATCCGACATTACAGTAAATAACGATATTAACGCACAGCTAGCCGTTTTGCGAGTTGTGCCCGATTTACAATTAACAATAGCATAATATTATGGAAAATCAATCATTACAAACAGCAGCAAAACAGCCCGAAAGAGGCAGGGTAACTTATCAATCTGGTGGACAGGATGTAACCTTGTCATACCAAATAGTACGGAGCTTTTTAACTAAAGGAGACGGCCAGGTTACAGATCAGGATTTGACACAATTCATTAGCGTATGCAAGTACAACCAGCTTAACCCCTTCCTTAACGAAGCCTACCTGGTAAAATTTGGCACCAAACCGGCACAGATGATTGTCAGCAAGGAAGCGTACATGAAAAGAGCCGAATCTTGCGATACCTATGATGGTATGCAGGCAGGGGTTATTGTGCTACGTGACAACCAGGTCATTGAGCTGGAAGGGAATTTCTATCTAAACTCAGATAAACTGCTCGGCGGATGGGCAAAGGTTTACCGATCTGACCGTAAATACCCATTTGTCGCCAAAATCCGGATAGAAGAATACAACAAAGGAAGATCTACCTGGAATGAAATCCCGTCCACGATGATTGCAAAAGTGGCAAAGGTCCAGGCGTTAAGAGAAGCTTTTCCGGCACAATTTGGGGCTATGTATGTACACGAGGAAGCTGCCGCAATCGAGGATACTAGGTATGAAGATGTAAGTAAATCTGTTACCCAGGAGATAAAAGAGAATGCCGGGAAGAATAAAGTTGATTTAAGCAGTCCAGAAGCGCCAGGTCAACAAGAAGAAAACTCGCCTAAATCAGATCCACAAGTGGACCTTCCGAAAGAAAAACCATCATTCATGAGGCCGTAACAATATGAGGCTGCACGTATTTGCAAGCGGATCCACCGCTAACGGATACCTACTTTACAACGACAGGGAAGCTTTGGTTATTGAAGCCGGAGTCCCTGTCAGTAAGGTGGTCCGTTTCCTTAAAGGAAATACCGGCATAATAGCAGGGTGCCTATTGACACACGAACATCAGGATCACGCAAAATACGTAAGGCAGTATATGTTAAGGGCAATCAATATCAACACATCAAAAGGGACTGCGGACAAGCTAGACCTCCGGGATGCTGGCCGTATTAACATTTGTCGGAATTGGGAGATTTTCAGCACCGGCAGGTTTACTGTCCGCCCCTTTAGTGTGCATCATGACGCTGCAGAGCCGTTTGGGTATTTCATACACCACCCTGATTGCGGCAATATATTGTTTGCCACGGATACATACTACCTGGATCATAGCGTGTCATCAGGATTGAATCAAATAATGATCGAATGCAATTACTCCCGGGATCTTTTGGATAAGAATTACCAGGCAAAAAAGACACACCCTATTGTGCGTAATAGGACGCTAAAATCACACATGGAACACAAGATATGCCTGGAAGCTATCTTGTCAAACAATTTGCACGATGTAGCCAACATTGTTCTCTTGCACCTTTCATCAAATAACGCCGATCCGGATATGTACGTCAATAGCGTTATTGAACGGTCCGGGAAGCGTGTTTTTCTTGCCCGTAAGGGCCTTGACATTGATTTTAATATAAACCCTTGTTTTAATGGATAAATCATCAATACAAGAGACGTATCCTGTTCTTAACGAGTTAACAGATATGCACTCAACATTGACCTCCCCTATTGATCCGGATGATGGGCCAATGTTGTCCGAAAGGTTGTCGATAATCTCTGTATATATGCCCCGTCTTGCATATATAGTCACAGATGCAAAATATAACCAGGACTGCGCAATAAGAAAGGTTTTTGAGTTGCATAGTGAATATATTGCCAACCTGAAATCGCTTATTGCGAAAAGGTTTATTTCATCACTTACCCCTGCTGAAAACTACATTGTTTCCATAGCTGAAGAGCTTCTTGATGTATGTAAAAAGCAAGGAGATTTTATACGAACACAGATATCGTACATTAAATCTACACAACAATACCTTGGATAATGGCTGGAAGAAAAGAAAAATATACAGTTGATTACTTTCCCCACTCCTGCAAACATGGGAAGACTTTATTCATCCTGGAGAGCAAGTACGGCAATGACGGCTATGCGGTGTGGTTTAAGACATTAGAGATGCTTGGGGATAGCGAAAACCATTTCATTGATTGTAGGGATACCGCAACCTGGGAATATATGCAAGCAAAAATGCACGTCAATAGTGATTTATTACTACAGATATACAACACACTTGCGCATTTAGGCAAAATTGACGCTGATCTATGGTCAAAGAGGGTTATTTGGTGCGCAAATTTCGTTCAAAACGTGATGGACGCTTACGCAAGAAGATCTACCCTTCCTTTGTCAAAAGATAATTTATGTAATCATTTATTCAATTTATGTGAACAAAAATGCAGCTCAGATAATATTTCTGATGACATAATTACACAAAGTAAAGTAAAGGAAAGTAAAGAAGAGAATAGTAATATGCGCACCGAATTGTGCGCAACACTGACTCCAAGGGTGGAGGATACTTCATTGCATCCGGAGGATTATAAACCTAAAGATGATAAAGGCAGCGTGGCAGAGGAATATCCTTTCTCGGAGTTTTGGGAGTTTTACGACAAGAAAAGGGATAAAGGGAGAGCTGAAAGGTTGTATAAGAAGATTTCTTTGCGCGATCGCAAATGTATTTTCGCAACACTCCAGGCATACAAAGATTCAACCCCGGACAAGCAGTATCGAAAAAACCCCGACACCTATCTGCGCAACCGAACATGGGAAGATGAAATAATCCCTCCCGACAATGACGGACGTTCAAAGACACCGGCGCAAGTACTTAGGATTGACATTTTATAATATTAATAAATAATTATCATGAGAAGCAGTAATACAGAGATTCACATTTTAGGGACGTTAATATCTGAGG